TTATGGAACATCCACTTTTATTATAAGTCAATCTTATTTTTCATCTCCAAACACAATTGTAGAATTAGTTGATACAAGTGTAACTACTACAACAGCATATGTAGGTAGTTTAAATTATGGAGTAAGCGGCTGGATCGGCGATTCAACTATACCTGGAGATTATTCACACGCAGAAGGAAATACTAGCGCAGCAGTTGGAGGATCTTCACATGCAGAAGGTCGAGAAACAATAGCAGTAGGAGCATCTTCACATGCTGAAGGACGTGGTACTAATGCAATTGGAGGTGGTTCACACGCAGAAGGTTATCTTACAATAGCAGTTGGAGGATTTTCACACGCAGAAGGTGTTGAAACTCAAGCAATTGGAGATGTTTCACACGCAGAAGGAGAAGGTACAATAGCATCTGGATTTGCTTCACACGCTGAAGGTGCAGAAACTAAAGCAATTGGACCATATTCACATGCAGAAGGTCGAAGGACATCAGCATCTGGAGACTGGTCACACGCTGAAGGTGCTAATACTAAAGCCCTTGGAACCTGGTCACACGCAGAAGGATTAGGTACAGTAGCATCAGGCTCATATCAACACGTCCAAGGACAATATAACATATCTTCATCAGCAGAAAGTGCATTTATTATAGGAAATGGAATTAATGATGCTAACCGATCAAACTTAGTCTTTGCCTCTGGTTCACAATTTCAAATTACTGGTTCTGCTTTAATAACAGGTAGTTTAGGGGTAACTGGATCATTTAACCAAGGTTCAGCCTCATTAGCATCAGGTTTATTCTCTCATGTACAAGGATTAGCCAACACAGCATCAGGAATTTATTCTCATGCAGAAGGAAATAGTACACACGCATCTGGATCATATTCACACGCTGAAGGATTAGGTACAATAGCATCTGGATCATGGTCACACGCTGAAGGTCGAAGTGCAATATCAATTGGAGCATTTTCACACGCAGAAGGTCGAGATACAGTAGCATCTGGATCCAATTCGCATGCAGAAGGTAATAATACACAAGCAATTGGAGACAATTCACATGCAGAAGGTGCCGCTACTCAAGCAATTGGACAAGGATCTCATGCTGAAGGATTTAATACAGTAGCATCAGGCTCATATCAACACGTCCAAGGTCAATATAACCTATTCTCATCAGCAGAAAGTGCATTTATTATAGGAAATGGAACTAGTGGCGCTGCTAGATCAAATCTAGTCTTTGCCTCTGGTTCACAATTCCAAATTACAGGCTCATTAAGAGTAAGTGGTAGTATTACTGGTTCATTATTTGGAACAGCATCATGGGCACAAAGCGCTTCAAATGCTATTATAGCAATAGATGCAACATCAGCAGAAGCAGCTAAAACTGTACGAACAATATCAAGTAGTGTAAATGCTGTTTTTTATCCTACATTTGTAGATTCTAATAACACACCAGCATCAAATGAAGCTTTATACACCTCAGATAGAATAACTTTTAATCCTGGAGGGCAAGTTTTAAATGTCCGAGGACTTTCTGCACAAAATATCCAAGTCACAAGTTCATTAACTGTTAGCGGTTCATTAATATTTACACCACCAACATCTCCTGCATTTAATGGTGAAATAGTAAGATTTGGAGCAGGTACACTAACAACAGGACAACTATACTTTCTTAGTTCATCTGGTACATGGTCACTTGCAAATGCTAATTCAACAGGTAGTAGTACAGGTATGTTAGGTATAGCAGTTGGCTCATCACCAACAACACAAGGATTATTAGTTAGAGGATATGCGGCTAGTTCTTCATATACAACAGCAACTGGATCAATTTTGTATGTTGCTACTTCATCTGGTTTAATAACAGCAACACCACCTTCTTCATCAAACCATGTAGTTAGAGTTATTGGGTATAAAACAACTTTATCAGACACAATTTATTTCACACCAGACCCAACTTGGGTAACATTAGCATAATATGGGAATACAGATTCTAAATAAAGACGTAAGTGTTATTTCTAATGTTATGGTAACACCAAAAGCAAGTATTGGTAGTATATTTGGTACAACTGGTTGGGCAAGTGGAGGTGGATTTGCACCTGGAGATTTTGCTTTTAATGATGGGAATATTGATTACACAACAAATACTGTGACTTTTACTAAAAGTGGTAGGTTGTATATTGAAGGTGTTGCTGATGGTGAACAGGAATCACAAGGTTATCTAAATGGTCAACAAATGTTTTTCTATTCAATATCTGCAAGTGCAATAGCAAACCCAAATCAATTTAACGACTTGAATGGTGCTTATAATGACTTATTTTATTTTGGAAGATATGGAGTATTTGATGTAAGTATTGGTAATACTATGTATTTTATTAACTTTGGTGCAGGTAGTCCTTTTGATTCTTCTGTGGGTACTGCAACCTTTAGAATTAATAGTTTTACAGGAACACTTATTGATAGTTTTACAGCAACTAAGGTTGGAGGTTGTTATCTTACAACAGCAACAGTTCAGTTTAAAGGATTGTTAGATGACGGTCCTGAGTTAACGGCAATGAGAACATTGAGAGAGCATTACAGAGGTGACGTGTATTACGATGATTTGATTGCAGAGTATTACCAAAATGCAGGATTAATTATTCAAGGAATTGAGAACAGCTTAGATCCAAGTGTTGACTACGAATTTATTTATCAAAGTGTTCTAAAAGTTAAAGACTACGTAGACCAATCTATGTGGATAGAGGGGTGGAATGAATATTACGAAACCTATTTAACTTTAAAAGCCAAATATATTATAAATGTTTAATGTTTATACACTTTAATAAAACTTGGCTTATAAAATCTTTATTATTATATTATTAGAAAATAAAGGTTATGTATTGGTTAGTAGAAACTAAAGATCAATTAAGAGAATTTTTTAATCAGGACTATAAAGAAGTCTTTGTTGAGATTATTCCTTATCATAACCATATTCATCCTGCTTTAAATGATGTATGTTTAGTCTATATTAGACCAACTTATGATTCTAAAGGATATATGTTTTGTATTGACCACAGTGAAACAATGTCACTTGGAAAAACATATCTTGAAAAATTATTAAAACATATAGACACAGTTTATGTTAGGGATAAAAAATCATTTCTATACTACTTTCAATTAAATAAAGTAACAGATATTTCTTCTATTAAACATATAGAAACACCATCTGAACCTGTATTTGATATTTTTTATAGGAAACATCCTAATAAAACAGATATTAATAAAATAATTCCTATAGTTAAGCATTATGAGGTTTGTGAGAATATTTATACTCAACTCCAACAAATTATATTGGACCCAAAACCAGAATATGTTAAATTTTATAATAAAGGTGCTTTAGCATTTTTTGGAATTGAAAAGAATGGAATTAAAATTAATGAAGACAAGTTTTATAAATACTATGAACCAAATAATAGCTTATACTCGATACACGATAGTAGGGTGTTTACTCAATATAACCTTAATACTACAACCAGACGCCCATCCAATGCATTTAATAGCATTAACTTCGCTGCTCTAAAGAAAGACAACCACTCAAGAGCAAGCTTTATACCACAAAACAATGAATTTCTTGAAATTGATATTTCTGCATACCATCCGACTTTGGCTGGACAACTGGTTTCTCATGAATTTAGTAACCCTGATATTCACGCTGATTTTGCTAGCATGTATGGCGTAGACTACGCTAAAGCAAAAGAACTAACATTTAAGCAGTTATATGGAGGAGTATTTGAAGAATACAAATCACTTCCATTTTTCCAAAAAATTCAAACATATGTTCAAAAACAATGGAAATTGTTTAATGAACAAGGCTTTATTAACGCCCCTATATCAGGTTATATGTTTAAAAAGGATTCATTAGAGAATATGAATCCACAAAAATTATTCAATTATATTTTACAAAACCTAGAAACATCTACAAACATAAGTATACTACTTAAGATTCATAAGATATTAACAGGTAAAAATACTAAAATAGTTTTATACACATATGACTCATTTCTACTTGATTGGGATGAAGATGAAGAGCAAGAATTAGAACAGATCAAAAATATATTTAAGGAAATGAAGTTATCAATAAAAATTAATGGAGGGAAGAATTATGACTTTTAAATCAAACTATGATATGTATGACGCGAACAACGCTAATATTAAGGATTTGAATAATAAGTTATTTTGCACATTCACAAGTGGTGAGGAATTAGATGAGTTGGTAAGTGAATTATCTACTGTCTACACTATCATGTACAACAAAATGTTTGTGTTATTTGTTAAAAGCACAAATGAATATGTTATCACATATAATGTCGATCAAGGTAATGTAAATTCAATCCCCGAGAATACAATTCTAGTTCATCGTAAAAAAGAAACCAATACACTTTATACTATAAACGCTCTAAATGAACTTATTAAAAAGTTGAATGGAGGAGTAGTTGATATGGCTTATAGAGTAAATTGGCCTCACTATAAAAATAGTATATTATTAACCCAACATAATGAATTAAAACAATTGAATACAAAGGTATTCAAGATCATTGAATTATAAGGTACGTAACGTTAAAGAAACACTACGAGAAAAGGCATTTTAAAAGCTTGTATTAGCTAACTTGGCCTATTAATAAAAATGTAGTATATTAAATAGTAACAATTTAAAACCAAATAAAAATGGACATCAATGCGATTAAACAGAGATTAAGCTCTCTACAGTCATCAGGCGCCAAGAAAGAAAAGGTTGACTATTCCAAGTATTATTGGAAGCCTAAAGCCGAAGGTAAGTATCAAATCCGAGTGGTACCTTCAGTATTAAACAAGAGTAACCCATTTCAAGAAGTGTTCGTACACTACGGGTTCTCAAAATTCCCAATTTATGCTCTAACCAACTGGGGTGAAAAAGATCCAATTGTTGAGTTTGCAAAATCACTTCGTACTACACAAGAAAAAGAAAACTGGCAATTGGCTAAGAATTTAGATCCAAAAATGAGAGTTTTTGCTCCTGTAGTTGTTCGTGGTGAAGAAGAAAAAGGTGTTCGCCTTTGGGAGTTCGGAAAAGAAATCTATATGCAATTATTAGGTATTGCTGAGGATGAGGATTATGGAGATTTCACTGACATCAACGAAGGACGTGACTTTACAGTTGATGTAGTAACAGGTGATATTGGTGGTCGTCAAGGATTGAAATCATCAATTCGTGTTAAACCTAAAACGTCACCACTAGGTTCTGATAAAGAAACTATCAAAATGTGGTTAACTGAGCAACCAAATGTTCTTGAGTTACAACGCAAAACTGCGTTTGATGATCTTAAAACTATTTTAGCTAATTTCTTAAACCCAGAGGTTGAAGAGACAGTAGCAGTTGAAGTAGATGAAGATGAAGATCCGATCATGGCTAAAGCACAAGAAGAGCCTAAAACAAACTATAGTTTAAAGGCAGCACCAGTAGCTAAGGTATCTAAAGCGGATAAGTTCGATGCTTTGTTTGACGACGAAGAAGAAGGCGAAGGCTCACCATTCTAAATAAATAAAAACTTATATGGCCAAAAAGAAAGAATCTTTAATGACAGCGGTCTCTGCTGAAATGAAAGCTAGTTTTAATCTAGATAAATTTAAAGAGAAAAAATTACTTAACACAACTGTTAAGTTTAAAGAACAAAGATGGATTCCATTCTCTGAAGCATTACAAGATTCAACTTCACTTCCAGGTGCAGCGGTAGGACATATTAATCTCTTAAGAGGACACAGTAACACAGGTAAAACAACAGCATTACTTGAGTTGGCAATTAATGCCCAGAAAATGGGCATTTTGCCTGTGTTTATTATTACAGAGATGAAATGGTCTTGGGAACATGCTAAACAAATAGGTTTCCAAGTTGAAGATGTTGTAGATGAATCAACAGGAGAAGTGTTAGACTATAAAGGATTCTTCCTATATACTGATAGAAGTTCATTAGGGACTATTGAAGATGTAGCAGAATTTATAGCTGACTTGTTAGATGAGCAAAAGAAAGGTAATTTACCTTATGACTTATGCTTCTTCTGGGACTCAATCGGTTCTATACCTTGTAAAATGAGTGTTGAACAGAATAAAAACAATCCAATGTGGAATGCAGGTGCAGTATCACAACAGTTTGGTAATTTTATTAATCAACGTTTCCCATTATCAAGGAAAGAATCATCACCATATACAAATTCAATGGTTGCAATTAATAAGATCTGGGTCGCACCAGCTGAAAATATGTTTGCTCAACCTAAAATGAAAATGAAAAACGGTGAGACAATGTTTTTAGACGCTTCAATTGTATTAACATTTGGTAATATTACTAATAGTGGTACAAGTAAATTAAAAGCAACTAAGGATGGTAAAGAAGTTGAATTCGCAGTTCGTACTAAAGTAGCAGTAGATAAAAATCACGTCACAGGATTACAAACTAAAAATACAGTTGTAGCTACAATACACGGTTTTATTCAAGATGATAACAAGGATATTGCTGACTATAAGAAACAACATGCTCATGAATGGGTGCATATTTTAGGTAGTATTGATGGAATTGGTCTCGCTGAAGATAAGTCCGAATGGGATGAGAGTAAAGAGAACATTACATTAATTGACGAAGAATAAAATGGATAAAAAAGATTTATTCCGGTTATTAGATAATATTAAACCAGGAGACGATGAAGAAGTCACAGGTACATTTTCAAAACATGATAAAGTATTAATTATAGATGGTTTAAATCTATTCTTAAGAAACTTCGCAGTATTGAATTATGTTAACCAGGGAGGAGTTCATGTTGGTGGTTTAGGTGGTTTTTTAAGATCATTAAGTTTTCTAATTAACACAAATAAACCTACATCTGTGTATATTGTATTCGACGGAGTGGGTTCTTCCATAAACAGGAAGAACTTACTCCCGGAATACAAATCAGGTAGGAATCAAACCCGAATGACTAACCATGATACATTTGATGATTTAGATGAAGAACATGAGTCTAAAGTAAATCAAATTTCTCGACTCATTCACTATTTAAGGTGTTTACCTGTCAATCTAATTATGCTCGATAAGGTCGAGGCAGATGACATTATAGCGCATTTATCCCGTTATATGGCCACTAAATACGACAGCAAATGCACAATTGTGTCGGCGGATAAAGATTTCTTACAACTAGTAGACGATAACATAACAGTTTATAGTCCTATGGTTAAAGAATATTATACACCAAAACTAGTAAAAGAAAAATTTGGCCTCCCAGCTCATAATTTTATCTTATATAAGACATTAATGGGTGATAATTCAGATAAAATACCAGGAGTACAAGGATTAGGACCTAAAAAGTTATTTAAATTGTTCCCTGAATTAGCAGATAGAGAAATGACTTTAGAAGAGGTTTTTGAAATAAGTGAGTCTAAATACAAAGACAATATTATTTATTCCAGGGTGGTTTTTAATAACGAGAGTATTAGGAACAATTATTTGATTATGGATTTAGGTAATCCGTTACTAGATGAGGGTGAAAAGAAGCATATTGAGAGTATAGTTGAACAACCAATTGAAAGAACAAAAGCAGCTGAGTTCATTAAGTTATATAACGAAGATGGGTTACATCATACAATCAAAAATGTAGAGTATTGGATTAGAGACACATTCAAAGTTTTAAACAGTTTTAAATAAATAAAAGTTATGACGTTAAGTACATTGTCCTCGTATGGAATACATTTCCAGACGAAAGTGATATCTTCCTTATTGACACATAAGGAATTTTTAGTCAACATACATGACATTATAAGCGAAGAGTATTTCGATAACTCAGCTCATAAATGGGTCATAAGTGAAATCTTAAAGTACTATGACAAATACCATACTACACCAAGTATGGAAGTCTTGAAAGTACAAGTAAAGAAAATCGATAATGAAGTTCTACAATTATCAATTAAGGAACAATTAAAAGAAGCATATAAAGCATCAGACGATGACTTAGCTTATGTAGAGGAAGAGTTTTCTAACTTCTGTAAGAACCAACAATTAAAGAAAGCATTATTAACATCAGTAGATTTATTAAACGCTGGTGACTATGATTCAATTAGAAACTTAGTTGATAACGCTTTAAAAGCTGGTGGTGATAAGAATTTAGGATTAGAATATAGTAAAGATGTTGAATCTCGATATAGAGAAGAAGACAGAAGCCCGATTGCTACACCTTGGCCTTTATTTAATGACCTATTACAAGGTGGTTTAGGTGAAGGTGACTTTGGATTAATATTTGGTAATCCGGGAGGAGGTAAATCATGGACATTGATTGCTTTAGGAGCACACGCTGTCCAATTAGGTTTTAATGTAATACACTATACTTTAGAGTTAGGTGAAAGTTATGTTGGAAGACGATATGATGCTTGTTTAACAGGAATACCTGTAAATAACATTATGGGTTTTAAAGACCAAGTTGAAAAAGAAATACTTGAACTACCAGGTAACTTAGTTATTAAAGAATATTCACCTGGTAAAGCATCTATTTCAACAATAGAATCACATATTCAAAAATGTATTGACTTAGATTTCAAACCAGATTTGATTATTATCGATTACGTAGACTTACTTCGATCAAAAAGAAACAATCGTGAGCGTAAGGATGAAATTGATGATATTTATCTTAGTACTAAAGGTCTTGCTCGTGAATTGAAGTTACCTATTTGGAGTGTATCTCAAGTTAATAGAGCGGGAGCTAAAGACGATGTTATTGAGGGTGATAAAGCCGCAGGTAGCTATGACAAAGTCATGATTACAGATGTGGCTATTTCTCTCTCTCGTAAAAAAGAAGACAAAGTAGCTGGAACAGGTAGATTTCACTTTATGAAAAACAGATATGGAGGTGACGGTATGACATTTGGAGCTAAAATTGATACATCAACAGGTCGTTTCGAGATATTTAACGATTATGATGAAAATGAAGAATCATATACACCATCTAAACCTGTAAACAGTTTTAGTGAAATAAATAGCCTAGATCGAGACATTCTTCAAAAGAAATTTTTTGAACTACAATCTTGATGTTATATTAAAATTATATGATTACTAAAATAAGAAATTTTTACAAGCCGTTTGAGTACCAACAGGCGTTTGATTTTTATAAAGATCAACATCGCTCACATTGGTTAGCAGACGAAGTGCCATTAGCATCAGATTTAGGTGACTGGAAAGGCAAATTAACAGAACCTGAAAGGAATTTAATTGGAAACATATTAAAGTCATTTGCCCAAACAGAAGTTCATGTGAACGATTATTGGTCGACAAAAGTATCAGTATGGTTTCCAAAACCTGAAATTCAAGCAATGGCTCGTGTGTTTGCTGATTTTGAATCAATTCATGCTGAAGCATATGCTCGTTTGAATGAAGAATTAGGTTTAGATGATTTTCAAGCGTTCTTAGAAGATGAAACATCAAAAGCAAAAATTGAGCGTTTAATTGAAACACCAGGTGAAACATTAGAGGAAAGAGCATTATCATTAGCTATATTCTCAGCGTTCACTGAAGGAGTAAATTTGTTTAGTTCGTTTGCTATATTAATGAGTTTCCAATTAAGAAACTTAATGAAAGGAACAGGCCAAATTGTTGAGTGGAGTGTTAGAGATGAATCATTACATTCTAAAGCAGGATGTTGGTTGTTTAGAACATTACTTGAAGAACAACCTGAACTAAATAATAACAGACTAAGAGACGCAGTAATAGAAGCATGCCAAATATCAGTACAATTAGAATTTGATTTTATTGATAAGGCATTTGAAATGGGAGATGTTGATGGATTAAATGTTAATCAATTAAAGAATTTCATTAAAGCACGAGCTAACGAGAAAATGTTAGAATTAGGTTATAATGCAATTTATAATGACATTGATCCGGGTTTATTAAAACAAATTGAGTGGTTCGGTCATTTAACAAGCGGTAAAACGCATCAAGATTTCTTTGCGGGAAGAGTAACTAGTTACTCAAAGTCAACAGCAGATTGGGACGATTTATAAAAAACAAAAAATGAGTATACAAGTAGACACAGATGGATGGGTTAAAGGAAAGAACTACCCAAGTTGGATGGATGAGATTGCTGTTAGCATGATTTCAAAAGGTTATTTATTGCCTGATGAAGATGTATTTGACGCATATAAAAGAGTAACTAAATCAGCTGCTCGTAGATTAAAACGTAAAGACTTACAACCGTTCTTTTATGAGGCGATAGTCAAGAATTGGTTATGTTTAGCATCACCTGTATTATCAAACTTAGGTACAGAACGTGGAATGCCTATTTCATGCTTTGGTATCGATGTTGGAGACAGCATCGAAGGTATTGCAGATGCTAACTCTGAATTAATGAGACTATCATCTCAAGGTGGTGGTGTAGGTATTGGTTTATCTCGCATTAGAGGCCGAGGTAAAGCGATTAAAGACAATGGTGTATCTGAAGGTATTGTTCCGTGGGCTAAAATTTATGATTCAACCATTTTAGCTACTAACCAAGGATCAGTTCGTAGAGGAGCGGCATCAGTTAACTTAAATATTAATCACCCTGATGTTGAGGAATTTTTACAAATTCGTAGACCAAAAGGTGATGTTAATCGTCAATGTTTGAACTTACACCAATGTGTTGTTATTGATGACCAGTTTATGACTAACCTAGACAATAAAGAACCTAGAGCAATGAAGTTGTGGGGTGAGATTTTAAAAACACGTCTTGAGACAGGTGAGCCTTATATTATGTTTGAAGATAATGTTAATAATACAAATCCTGAAGCATATAAGAAAAATAACTTACATGTATCAATGACTAACATTTGTTCTGAGATTTCATTATATACAGATGAATTACATTCATTTATTTGTTGTTTATCATCTTTAAACTTAGCTCGTTGGGATGAATGGAAAGATTTTACATTTGAAAATGGAATGACATTACCTGAGTTAACTTGTTGGTTTTTGGAAGGTGTATTACAAGAATTTATTGATAGAGCTAAAAATGTTAAGTTTATGGAAAACACAGTTCGTTCTGCTACTAAAGGTAGAGCAATTGGAATTGGTGTTTTAGGATGGCATACATTTTTACAATCAAAGAATTTACCATTTGTAGGTATTCAAGCAACTGCTTATACAAGAATGATATCTGACTTTATTGAGAAAGGCGCTTTAAAAGCATCTCACGACCAAGCAGAATTATATGGTGAGCCAGAATGGTGTAAAGGCACAGGTATGAGACATACTCATCACTTAGCAATTGCACCTACAGTATCAAACGCTCATATTTCAGGAGGTGTATCACCTTCAATTGAACCTATTCCTGCTAATGTTTATAATTTGAAAACAGCGAAAGGTGTATTCATTAAGCGTAATAAAATATTAGAGGAATTACTTGAAACTAAAGGATATAACATTGATAGTGTTTGGGAACAAATTCTAAAAGACCAAGGTTCAGTTATTAATGTTCCTTCTTATATTTTAACTGATGAAGAAAAGGAAGTATTCTTAACATTCAAAGAAATCAACCAATTAGAAATTGTAAGACAAAATGGTGTTAGACAAGAATATGTAGACCAAGCTATCTCATTAAACTTATGTTTTGATCCAAATGATACTCCAAAATGGATTAGCCAAGTACATAAAGAGGCTCATAAACTAGGGATTAAAACATTATACTACTTACGTACTGAATCAGTATTAAGAGGAGATAATTTACAGCGTTTATCGGAATGCATCAGTTGTGAAGGATAATATATTTATAGTAAATAATTCTTAATAAAAATGAAACTATCACAACTAAAACAAATCATCAAAGAAGAAATTCAAAATTCTTTAAAAGAAGCACCTGCTACCCCAGCATTAAAACCTTTAGATTTTACTAAACTTGATAATATATTTAATGTATTAACAACACCTCAACCAGGTTTAAGTAAAGAAGAGAGTGGTTATGAAACTATATCTGACGAAAAACCAGGCTCTTTTAAATATGTGACAAAGTTTCTTCAGAAATTAGCTGATGCTCATGCTAAAGGAGATAAAAAGTTTATAGATTTTATATCTAAAAATACAGATACTTTCCCACCTTCAGTAACAGTTGAGGATGATATTACTGATTATCTTAAAGATAAAAATTTAGCAAAACAGATTCAGAAGCTTAATGATATTTTTTATGGTATAGATTACAATCTTTACGAAATTGAACCAGATGATGTTATAAGATCATATAATGAATTAGCGGATTTTGTTAATAAATTTGGTACAACCAAAGATGTAGGTTCTAACTCTAGAGATGATGCAAAAGCTTGGCTCGCGGCAAAGAACGCGCCAGCTAGCCCTGCGAAAACATACACTGGTAGTGACATGGCTAAATTAGTTAACTCACCAGATTTTGATCAAAAATACACTATAACCACTAACGCTAAAGGTGAAATGGTTATTACTCCTAAGAAGTAAGTTGTTATGAAACTATCTCAACTAAAACAAATCATCAAAGAAGAAATTAAAGATTCTTTAAATGAAGCTAGTAATCTAGAATCTAAAGTAGCTGATTTATATGGATATGCTGGTGTAAAGACTCAGTATGATGATGATATGGTTAAGAGATATGGTCAAAAAGTAATTGACCTAGCTGTAGAAATGGCTCCAAAAATATTAGCATATGAATCTGAACTTAAGAACATAGTTAAGCAAATGGAAGCATCACCAGAAGCAAAAATGCTGTTAAGAGCTATGTCAGAAGCTCGAGGATATAGTGGAGGCAGATCATATGTATCTTTAGGAGATTTAATTAACCGATACACAAAAGACTAATATGAAACTATCACAACTTAAACAAATCATCAAAGAAGAGATAAACGAACTTGGATTTGACTACCCAGGTAAAGAACAAACTCCTTCAGCATATCAAAACGGTATCATGGATACTTTAAAAGCTATACAACAATTAGGAGTAAATGTTGATGTAAATGCTGTAATGGATATACTTTACCCAGATGATGAAAGTCCTAAAGATGAAAATCCAATAAATGAAAACTATGTGCTAGATGCTATGGGTACTGTGCTAGTAGGAGGTGTTGGATTAGTATTAGCAACAGCTGGTATTGTTGGTGGTACTGCTTTAGCTCTAGATAATATCCAATATGGTCCAATAGGTGATACTATTAGAAAATTAAAAAACAAAATAAGTGATCGTAAATTTAATAAGTATATTAGACCAATACTCCTTCGTTTTAAAAACGATCAAGTATTACAAGATATGTTTGAAAAATATAACTCAGCATCCTCCTTTGAATTTGATGCAATTAGAAAAGAAATTGCTGACTATATTGAAAGTAAACTTTCATCTAGAGAGTTAAAATATATTAAAGATGTTGTTGATTCATTACATATGTCAGATCTATCTAAATCATTTAAACAAGAAGATGATATGATTTAATAATCTAGTAACATATTACATTTAAAGTTTGGCCTTCGGGCCATTCTTTGTTATATTTAAGATATGAAAGTAGGAGCACTAGTAGAATGTATCAACGATACATGGAAACAAAAAACAATAGAAACTGTACCTAACCGTCCTATCAAAGGAAAGTATTACACAATTAGGACAGCTAATCAATATCCTCATGGTATTGGTGTTACTTTAGAAGAAGTAACTAATGCTAGAACAGTTCAATATCAAGGTCAATTATTAGAACCTAGTTTTGATGCTGAACGTTTTAGAGAGTTAACTGACTTACCTGACATTGAGGAATTATTAGAAGAAGTATTTGCAGGCGAATTAACAGAAAAATAATGGTTACAGTAGAACAAGTTTTGAAAGAATTTAATCCTATATTTGGGATTGAAGCACCACCTAAACCAGCTAAACTAGCTAAGTTTAATGTATTTTATTGGCATAGACGATACCAAATTCATAAACCATTAGGAGCTAAAGCTCGTATTGACGAGAAAATGAAAAATGGTGACTTTGAATACTCACCTTACGCCAAGTATATCAATTATGAGTACTGGTGGATGGCTGAAGAAATAGCAGAAATACGTAACAGTGATAAAGGTTTTGAAGTAAAACAAGAACATGAACGTAATGCTATCAAAATGTATAATAGACGTATTGAAAATCTAAGAAAAGATTTTGAACGTGATGAAAAAGAACGTATGAGTAGTCTAAAATACAGTCTAAAACATTGGATTGGTGGTACCACAGAACAAGTACATACATTCATTTATGAACATGCAGAAGGTACTACTGAGGAATTGATTCAACAGTATAAAAAATGGTTACAAAATAGACCAGAAAATGATCTTCCTTATTAAGAAAGATAGTTTGGCAATAAAAAGAAATATATTTATATTAAATAAGTTATGAAAATAAAAGTCTCACATGAAGTACCATTAGCAGTACTAAACGTCTCACAAACATTCAATGATTACGATTATTGTTTGCCTCACTTACTAGATAGTGAGTATGAATATTTTAAGTATTTTGACCAAGCAAAGAAAGATGGTCGTTACATTATCATGGATAATAGTTTACATGAACTAGGACATGCTTATGATACTGAACGTCTATTACATTGGGTTAATTACTTTGAACCAAATGAATTTATTGTACCTGATGTATGGCAAGATATGCAAGCATCTATTGATAATGCTGCAGAATGGGCTAAAATTAAGTTACCTTACTATACTACTAAAGTAGCGGTTGTTCAAGCAACTAATATTGAAGAAGCAGCTGAATGTTATTTAAAATATAAATCATTAGGTTATAAGAAAATAGCATTTTCATATGGTGCCGGGTATTATAAAGAGCATTTTACTCATATATTACCAGCAATTTCTACTGCAATGGGTCGAGTAAATGTTATAGGTAAGTTGTATAATAGCGATGTTATTCAATCTACTGATAGAGTTCACTTACTTGGATGTGCTGCTCCTCAAGAGTTTTTATTCCACCAGAATTACCCATTCATTGAAAGTATAGATACTTCAAATCCAATTATGGCTGCGATGGAAGATAAAATGTATAAAGAACATGGTTTGGATGAGAAACCAATTACTAAAATTGACCATGTTATGAATCGTGCCTCTGAAGATATTAACTGGTATGCTTTACATTACAATGTAAATAAATTTAGAAAAATTAACCGTTTAGATAAAATTATAAAATAAGAGTTATGGAAGATGTATGGCATGGGTTAGTAGCCCCTACACAAGGAAATTTGTATGAACAAGAATGGAATGATGCTATAAAAAAGCTAAAGAAAGGTCGTCTTAGCTTGTCAAACGAGGATACAGATATTATATTACAAATAGCAAATAAATTATGAAGAAACAAGCAGTATTATCATTAAGTGGAGGAATGGATAGTTCTACACTATTGCTTCATCTCCTCGCCAATGGCTATGAAGTTACAGCATTATCATTTGATTATGGACAAAAACATAATATAGAATTAGAGCGCGCTAAAGATTTAGTTAAATACATTAATGGATATTGTATTTTAGATGAAGAGTCTAAAACAGCAGAATACCCATATTATATAAAACATCAAATAATCAAACTAGATGGCCTATCTGAACTATTAAACTCAGCATTAGTAACTGGAGGTGAAGAAGTACCTGAAGGACACTATGCTGAAGAGAATATGAAAGCAACAGTAGTTCCTAATCGTAATAAGATTTTTAGTTCTATTATTCAAGCAGTTGCATTATCAATTGCTGAACAAAAAGATACTGAATGCGCTATTGCAATGGGAATACATGCAGGTGATCATGCTATTTATCCTGATTGTCGTCAAGAATTTAGAGATGCTGATTTTGAAGCATTTAAGATGGGTAATTGGGGTGCTGAAAAAGTATATCATTATACACCTTATTTACATACTGATAAGTTTGGTATTTTACAAGATGGTAATTCATGTGTTGAATGCTTAGGCTTAGACTTTAATGAAGTATACAAACGTACAAACACATCATACAAACCAATTTATTACTTTTTCAGCTGTTACAGTGATTACAAATCAGCATCATCAGTAGAACGAGTTGAAGCATTTATGAAACTTGGAAAACCAGACCCAGTTGAATATGCTGATGAGACAGGTCCTGTAAGTTGGGAAACAGTAGTAGAACATGTAGAAACAATTTTAAATAATCACAATAATGCCAACATCTAAAAAACGAGGTGGGAAGAAAGCCCATAACAAGCGAGTTACAAAACGTAATGAAACAACCGCTAAAAATAGATTAATCATGGAACGTAAGTTTATGGCTATGTTAAAAGAGCAAATCCAACGACAAAACCCAGAAACAGAAGATAATGCTTAAATCTATGAAATACCCAGATCCTAAAAAACATCAACAAATTAGTTTCGCTAAATCATTTTTACGATTAGCAGGATATGTATTATTATTTATTAACTTACCTATAGCTGCTAGTGTATTAATAGCTAGTGAAATATTAGGTATAATCGAAGAATTAGTATGAAAGAATTATTTTACTACACAGCAAATTGGTGTAATCCATGCCAAACCTTAGGCCCAATTATGGATGAAATTGCAAGACAAATCCCAGTCCGTAAACAAAATATTGATTACACTGATCCATCATTATTAGAGGCTGCTAATGTACGAAATGTACCTACAGTTATCCTAGTAGAAAATGGACAAGAACTAAAACGTTTTACAGGAGTAAAATCACACTCACAAATTATAACTTGGTTAAATGAAGGATAATATGAAAACAAAATTCCAATCAACAAAAATATTTGATGGGTTTAGTACTGTATTTCGTCAATGGAGAGCAGATGGAACACACTGTCAATTTCTACATGGTTATGGTATTTCATTTAAAATTACATTTGAAGGTGAATTAGATGAGAGAAATTGGGTATGGGACTTTGGTGGTATGAAAAGAGCTAAAGGTACTATTGATGGTATGAATCCTAAAGCATGGATGGATCATATGTTTGATCATACTGTAATTATGGCTGAAGATGACCCTTATTTAGAATTATTTGAAGACATGGATAAAAATAAACTTATCCAATTAAGAGTAATACCAGCTACAGGAGCAGAACAGTTTGCTAAATACATTTACGATAAAGTAAATAAATTTGTATTAGAAGAAACAAATAATAGAGTACGTGTTGTTCAAGTAGAATTCAAAGAGCATAATAAAAACTCAGCTATCTATGGAGAAATATAATATGGAAACTCCGTATTTAATAAAACAACCTATTTTTAAAGATAATAGAGGATTATTTACCCCAATTGAATTAAATGATAATTGGACTCAATCTAATGTTATTGTTAATAATAGTATTTATACTTTTAGAGGAATGCATCTACAATCTTCTCCTAAACAACAAAGTAAATTATTATTTGTAATCCAAGGTAGGATAGTAGATATAATTATTGACCTTAGAAAAGATAGTGAGACTTATAAAAAAGTAGATTCATTTGTTCTAGAAGAAGGAGATGGATTATATGTTCCTAAAGGATATGCTCATGGGTTTTTAACTTTAACTCCTAATTCTATAGTTAATTATTTAGTAGATGAAGAATACTCACCTAAAAATGAAATAAATATATTATGGTCCTCAATACCAGAAGTTAAGTCTATTATAGATAGATTTTGCTTCAATAATATAGATAATGATGTTGTTTTTAGTGATAAAGATAAACAAGGAATCAATTTAAACGAAATATTATGAAACCAGGAAGAATAGAAGATTATAATAAAAAATTACCTATTGTAGAGTTATACACAGCTGTACAATCTGAAGGTAGTAGAGCTGGGATGCCTACAGTAGTTATTAGAACTACAGGATGTACTCACAGATGTTGGTTTGGAGATGGTGGATGGTGTGATAGTTGGTATACAAGTATTCATCCTGAAAAAGGAAAATATACGTTTAACGATATTATTGCTATTTATGACAATAACCCATTCATTAGAGAAATGATGCTAACAGGTGGTTCACCTACAATGCATCCTGACTTAGTAAATGAATTAACCCATTTAGCAGAAAAACGTGGCCTATTTATCACAATTGAAACAGAAGGTTCTCATTTCATTGAAACTGACTACCCTATTGGTCTTATATCTCTTAGTCCTAAGTTTAGTAACAGCGTTCCTGCAATTGGGACTATTACTCCGCAAGGTAAAGTTGCTGACCAAAAAATGGTGGACCAACATAACAAATTTCGTCTCGATAAAGAAGCGATAAAAAAGACATTAGAATACCATCATGACTATCATTTCAAACCTGTTTGTAATCCTATTGAAATGTCTGAAGCATGGACTGAGATTGAAGCGTTTAGAGTTGAAATGGATATTCCAAAACGTAAGACTTGGTTAATGCCTCCTGGTGATACAAGAGATGAATTAATTCGAGTATATCCTATGGTGATGGACTTTTGTAGAGATAATGGTTATAATTTTACAGGTAGAGAACATATTATAGCATTTGACACTAAAAGAGAAGTATAATGGATAAAAAATTATTAACTGAAGCATTAAAAACAAAAAATACTGTTACATTCTTCTACGCTGATTGGTGTGGAGGATGTAAAGTAGCTAATCCTATGGTTCAAGAAATCGCTGAAAAACTTGGATTTGAAATTATTAATATTAATGAAAATGAGGAATTAGAAACAGCGTTTGCTATAGATTATTACCCTCACGTAATATTATCCAACAAAGGAAAAATTAAACATTACCCAGGGTTACATTCAATAAAAGAGTTACATGAAAGTATTATTTGAAAATGAAGTCATCGAGGCAAGAATTGATTTCTTAGCTACACAAATTTTAAATCGCCATAAATCAGAAAAAATTCCTATTGTTTTAGTATGTGTACTAAATGGTGGATTTGTTTTCTATTCTAAACTAGCTGAAAAATTATCTTCACTAGACCCAGAATGTGATTTTGTAAAAGTAAGGTCATATGAAGGTAGAGAACGAGGCGATTTAAATATGATACTAGACAAATCAGTAGATGTCACTAATAAACATGTTTATATTGTAGATGACATCTACGACTCAGGAATAACAATGAATGCATTAGCAAATCATTTTTATCAATTTGACCCAGCAAGCGTCCAAATAGTTACTCTGATTAAGCGTTACATCAATGAAGTAAATATACCTGTAGGTTCACTTTATGGATTTGAAATTACAGATGAATGGGTTGTTGGATTTGGAATGGATGATGATTTAGGTAAAAAGAGAAGTTTGCCATATATTTTGGCTATCTAGAAATAAATTAATATATTAGGTTATATGGAAAATAATAGAAGAAAATTTCACAACGATATTGAGTGTGTGAAGACAGGTTTAGCAAATGGTGCTGCCGCAGATCGTCCATTAACGGATGATGAAAAACAATCAATGATTGAAGAAGCCACAGTACATTTTGGTAATTTCTTATCAGCATTAAAATGTGACTGGCAAAATGATCCTAACTCAGCAGATACACCTCGCCGTGTAGCTAAAGCATATGTTAATGATTTATGGGCTGGTCGTTATAATGGATTTACTGACATTACTTCATTCCCATCAGATGGTTATGATGGAGTAATTATTGAACGTAATATCAATTTAACTTCAATGTGTTCACATCATCACCAAACAATTAGAGGTGTAGTTCATATTGGTTATATTGCAGGTGCTGAAGGTCGAGTAATCGGTTTATCAAAACTAAATCGCATTGTAGAACATTTTGGTCGTAGAGGAGCTATCCAAGAACAATTAACAGCAGCTATTCATCAAGCAGTAAATAAAGTTTGTGAAGAGAACTTAGGTGTTATTGTAACTGTAGTTGCTACTCACAATTGTGTTAGTTGTAGAGGTATTAAACATCAAGGTGCAGCAATGGTCACTACTAAAGCATCAGGTGTGTTTATGGAAAACGATAATTTAGCACGTAAAGAATTTTTTGATTCACTTAAAATAAATAATGGTCATGTCTCAATCTAAAGAAAATTATGTTCCATTTGTTAGCGAGGTAGAGGAATTTAACGCTACAATGGGTAAACCAAATAATTATGAACCTACTATTCCACCTAAAGATGAGTGGATGTTTGTTTATAATTTTATTCTAGAGGAACTAGAAGAATATAAAGACGCTTGTGAAACAGGAAATGTTGTAGAAGTATTAGATGCACTTTGTGATATTACTTATGTGTCACTAGGTAATGGAGCTATGCTTCATGGTCTAAAAGATCAAATTTTACCTGCATATGCTGAGGTTCAAGCTTCAAATATGAGTAAAGTTTGTAAAACAGAAGAGGAAGCTAACTTTACAGTTCGTGTTCGAGAACAAGAACAAGGTGAAAAATGCCACTATGAAAAACAAGGTGATTATTATATAGTGTATCGTTCTCGAGACCGTAAAGTAATGAAGTCAATAAACTATTTTAGACCGAATCTTAAACAGTTTTTAGATAAATAAATGTATCAAGCAATATACTACGACTTTCAAACCTACACCTACCATTTACGAGACGATAAGCAAGGCTGGATGGATTTCCAATTCCAGCCTACTTACTGGAAAAGAGTAAATGAATGGCAAGATGGAGCTAAACCTGTATTAACAGGTGGATGGGCTATACCTACTAAAAAATTAGACAAAAACGATCCTGATTTATTAGAAAAAGATATTGATAAGTCATTGTATGTGTTACGAGAATTATATTACAAATTTGATGATGTAGTTCCTTCTTGGCATAACATAGTTTATATAGATATCGAGATTGAAATGGGAGGTGCATTAACACCTGAGTATATTAGGTCCGCTCCTATGCCTTTAACATCTATAGCTTTAATAGACATGACTACTAAACAGAAGATATGTTTTATTGTTGATAAGTCAAAACAAATACCTGAAACGAATCAGGATGGTAAAATAATTATACCTTGTGGTTCAGAACGAGAGTTAATAGGTAAGTTTTTATCCAAGTATGAAGAGTTAGATCCCACCATATTAGTCGGCTATAACTCGGCATACTTCGACTTACCATACTTATACTACCGAATGTCACAAGTTGTAGGTGCAGACGAGGTAAGCCGTTTATCTCCGATAGGTAGAGTTGAAGCACGTGATTTTAATGGTGAAAACCAAGTTAAAATTGGAGGTGTGAATCATTTAGACTATATGTTACTTCATAAGAAGTACATTATGAAAGAGGAACCATCATATAAATTAGGTGACATTGGAACCAAATATGTTGGGTTAGGTAAAATTGAATATGAAGGCAATTTGAATACATTGTTTAAAAATGATTTAAATACTTTTATTGATTATAACTTACGAGACGTTGAGATTCTAGAAAAACTAGAAGATAAATTAAAGTTTATTGAATTAACAGTTATGATCTCTCATATCTGTAATATACCTTATGAGTCAGTCTATTATAACACTGTAATGAATGAAGGTGCTATATTAAAGCATTTGAGACGTGAAGGTATTATTTCACCTAATAAACCAACAACTCATAATCTGTCTCGTAAAGTAGCCAACTCAACATATGCTGGTGGTTACTTATTAGAACCAATACCAGGTCTATACTTTGATGTAATTGACTTAGACTTTACTTCACTATATCCTTCAATCATTAAATCACTTAATTTAGGAATTGAAACATTAGTAGGTAGAATTGTTACTTTAAATCCTACCTATGAACAAAATCATAGTTTAGAAAAACTTAAAGAACGAGATCCTAATGAAGTAGTAACAGTTGAAAAACTAAATAAAAAGAACTACACATTACAAGCAGCTCAAATATCAATTGGTAAGTTAATTAAACTAATTGAAGATAATGAGTTCACACTATCAGCTTCAGGCGCTATGTTTAGAACTGATGAACAAAGTGTAGTTGCTAAAATTTTAGAAGGCTGGTTTGATAAACGAGAACATTATAGAGGTTTAAAGAAAACAGCGGGTAAATCTGAAGACTGGGTTAACTATAAATTATATGATTTGTTTCAACACTCATTTAAGATCTTACAAAACGCTATGTATGGTACATTTGCTAAGAATGGATGGAGATATACAGATGGACATTTAATTTGTAGTGCTGCTATTACTAACAGTGGTCAAAGATTAACTCAAGAAAGTATTATATTTGCTAATGATAAACTAAACACTGAATTAAAATCAGATAAACAATTTATTTGTATTAGTGATACTGACTCTATGTATATTGAATTAGGTGATTTATTAAAACATAGATACCCTGACTCAACACCTGACCAGAAAGATGAATTAATATTAAAAATGGCTACTGAAATTCAAGATGAGTCAAATTACTACTTGAATGAATTATGTAAGAAAGTATTTAATATTAATCCTAAAAAACATTATTTTCAATTAAAACAAGAGGTAATTGCTAAAGGTATCTTAGTTACAGGTAAGAGAAGATATGCAATGTATATTACTAACAAGGAAGGTGTTGCTGTTGAAGAGTTAGACATGAAAGGACTTGAATTAATGAAGTCTAACATGAATAAACGATTTAAAGGATTTGGTGAACAATTTATTAAAGATATTTTATTTGGTAAAGCCAAAACAGAAATAGACCAGACAATAATTGACTTCTATAAATTAGTTAAGACACTAGATCCTCGAGAATTAGGTAAACCAACAGGTGTAAAACAAATAGCATCATATAGGAACGCTCCTAGAGCAGGTGAAATGTTTAGTACATTCAGATTAAAAGCACCTAGTAATACTAAGGCAGCTGTTCGTTATAATGACTTATTAAAGTTTAAACGTTTAGATAAACAATACGAATCAGTAGTAGAAGGTGATAAAATATTCATTATTAACTTAAAAGCTAATCCTTATAAGTTAGATACAATAGGATTACCAAATGCTAAAGTACCTGATGAGATTGAAAAGTTTGTTAAGACATATATTGATGTAGATGAAATTTTTGAATCACTACTATTAAACAAATTAAAGGAACTTTACAAGGACTTAAAATGGGATTTTCCACCTTTGAATGCAAATGTTAATAAATTCTTTGCCTTCTAAAAAATCTTTATTATATTACAAATATGATATCAAAATTACAACTACAAGCAATTATTGAAAAGTACCATTTAAATGGTCAAATTGAAAATGTTAAATGGGAAATAGACGCTGATGGAAAGCTAACTATTAACTTTACAGCTCCTACTCGTGAGATGTTAGGAACAGTAACTTATAATGGTTTTCCATTACCTGAATCTGAAATTGGAATTAATAACACTACACAACTAGATAAATTATTATCTATTACAGGTGGTGATTTAGATCTTGGTTATGCTAAAGAAGGTAGAATAATATCTAAATTATTAATAGCAGATAATCAGTTCAATCTAGATTATGCCTTAGCTGACTTATTAACCATTCCTAAAACAGGTAAATATAATGGTTCTGAGGATCATGAGATTCAAGTACCAATTGATGATGAAGTAATAACCGCGTTAGTTAAAGCTAAAAACGCGTTAACAAATAGTGATAATGTTGTTGTTAAGTTAGGTTTAAACGGTTTAGAGTTCACTTTCGGAGGCGATGTTGAATATGCTAATAAAGTTACTTATTCCATTCAAAATCCAACAATAAATGTACCTTCAACATTTAATTTAGTATATGGTTCTGATCTGTTAAAGGAAATATTAGTTGCTAATAAAGGTTCTGAGTCTGGTATTTTGTATATAAATTCAAATGGTTTAATGAAACTAACATTCTCTCACAAAGAATTACAAAGTACTTACTATATTGTTGCAAAAGAACAATAATTCAACATATTTATAATAAAGCTTGGCTACCCAAGCAAAAAATGTTATATTACAATAAAATAAAAGTTATGGAAAAAAACGATTTATCGTCAGTTACACTGATCAAAGATCCGTCAATCGAACCGTATTTCATCGGTCGCGACGCAAACAGCTACACAATTTATGAAACTGTCTACCCAGGTACAAATACTAAGGGAAGAGGTCGCAAAACACGGACTAAAGAAGCAGTCAAAGCCGTTTCATTCCATACTAACTTTGGCTCAGCATTAAGTTCAATTGCTAAGTTAAAAGTAGAAAAACGTCAAGTATATGATACTATTCATGAGTATATTACTGAATGGAGACGAGTAAAAGAAGAAATCAATCAAATAGTTAATTTTTAATATGAAACAGTTACAAGCAACGTTTAACGCGGTTATCATTAAACCTCGTGAAGAAGAAGAAGGAATGTTCGGTTCTATCATTGTACCCGATATGGGTAAAGAAAAAGCGCTTATTGGTACAATCGTATCTGTAGGCCCAGGTCAATCATCATACTCAGGAGCATTTATTCCTACAGTATTAGAAGTAGGAATGGAAGTAATGTTACCAAGTATGGGTCCAAACAAAATTGAATTGGAAGGACAAGAGTATTGGGTATGCCCTGAAAATCAAGTATTAGCAATCATTAAAACAACAGAACAATAATATGAGTAAAATTATCGAATTCGGTCCTGAAGCAAGGAAAAAACTCGTAACTGGTATTGACAAACTAGCAAACGCAGTTACGTCTACATTAGGTCCAAATGGTCGTAATGTGGTTATCGCAAATCAAAATGGTTACCCTCAATCAACAAAAGATGGTGTAACTGTAGCTAAAAACATTTCACTTGAAGATCCAATTGAAGAATTGGGTGTACAACTTGTAAAACAAGCAGCTATTAAGACAGCTGAAGGAGCAGGTGATGGTACAACTACATCTACATTGTTGGCTCAAGAAATGGTTAAAGCCGGTTTAATGCACTTAAACAATGGAGTAAATGCAGTATCTATCAAGCGTGATATTGATGCCGCAGTTAAAGATGTAGTTGCAGAATTACGCAAAGGTATTTCACAAGACATTAGCTCTGAAGATCAATTGAAACAAGTAGCTACTATTTCAGGTAATAATGATCCTGAAGTAGGAGAGTTGATTGCAACAGCAATGAATAAAGTAGGTCGTGAAGGAGTAGTTTACATTGAAGAATCTAAATCAGGTGAAACATATCTTGAAACAGTAGAAGGTATGCAATTTGATCGTGGTTACAAATCTCATTACTTTGTTACAGATAACAATACAATGAGTTGTACACTTGAGAATGCTATGATTTTGATTGCGGATAAGAAATTTACTTCAATTAAAGAATTATTACCACTATTAGAAAGTGTATCTTCACAAGGTAAATCATTACTTATTATTGCAGAAGACATTGATGGTGAAGCATTAGCTACACTTATTGTTAATAAAATGAGAGGCACAATTAAAGTAGCAGCAGTTAAAGCTCCTGACTTTGGTGATCGTAGAAAACTTATTTTAGATGATATTGCAATTTTAACAGGAGGTGAGGTATTTAGTACTGATAAGGGTATGAAATTAGATCGTTTTGATTCAAAATGGTTTGGTGAAGCCCGATTAGTTACAATTACAAAAGATGAAACAACAATCGTTGACGGAAGAGGAGAATCTGAACGAATACAAGCACGTATTGAAGAGTTACAGCTCCAAATCGAAAAAGCAAAAACACCTTTCGAACAAGAAAAACTACAAGAAAGACTCGCGAAATTTGTCGGAGGAGTAGCTATTGTTCATGTAGGTGGAAATACAGAAACTGAGGTCAAAGAAAAGAAAGACCGAGTTGATGATGCGCTTCAAGCAACTAAAGCCGCAATTGAAGAAGGTATTGTTCCTGGAGGTGGTGCTGCTTTATTATATGCTCGTGAAGCAATTAAGAATCGCAAATCAGTAGGTGGAGCAATTGTCTATACAGCATGTGGTGCTCCATTTATGAAAATTCTTACTAACGCTGGTTCTACAGAACAAGAGGCTTATTATTTGATTAATAAGTTAGGTGGTAGTGATAACTGGAAAGGATATAATCTATTAACTGAGAAATTCGTTAACATGAAAGACGCGGGTATTATTGATCCAACTAAAGTTACTCGTACTGCAATTGAGAACGCAGCATCAGTAGCTGGAACAATTCTGTTAACAGAATGTACTGTCGTAGATAAGCCTGAAGATAAAAAACAGGATGATATGATGGGTGGAATGGGAGGTATGTTCTAATGGCTACCGAAGTCAAAGAAGAATTAAAATTGATCGCTGAGCGATACCCACCGGGAGACCAGTGGGTATTGTTAAGTGATCCTAATCATGTGTATAAATCATTAACAGAAGCATTAGAAGGTTATTTTGAAGAAGCTGGAGGACTATCATGTGATTTTAGATTGTCACCTATGAAAGGTAAATTATATGCTATTGATAGTGTAGTGGTTGAAAAAGCAACACCACCCCCACCTCCTCCCCCAAAGAAATTTAACATGTACGGAGACTATTGATATGTATAATAAAAATAAAACTAATACTATGAATAAAGAATTTCTTAAAATGCAAAAATTGGCTGGTTTAATTACTGAAAACCAGTATGACGAAGATGAATATCCTAGACTTGATCAAGAAACATACATGGAGTTTTTAAATGCATGTTTTGAGTGTTTCGATAATGGTGCTAATGCTTATGATGATAGCACTTGGACTGATGATGAAAGAGACTTAGCACAAAATCTTGCTAATGTTATAGGAAGAGCTGGGATTGATATTTCTTAATTATGAAAGTATCTGAATTAAAACAAATCATCAAAGAGGAAATCGTTAAAGCATTAGCTGAAAACGAAATTAAGCCAACCCATAGATCTAATGTAGATTGGTACTATGTTGAAGAATATAGTGACTACCCTGGACCTAAAGGTAGAACAGTCCCTAACGCTAGGGAGTATGATGATCCTACTGGATATGATGGAACTGAACTCTATGTACCTGAAGGAACTGTAGGATATATCAAAGATGGTAAATTTATAGTAGCCTCAGGAAAAAGAGAAGGTAATGATGTTGAATACAAAGCTGAATACTTTGATAAAATATAAATAGTCTTTAAAAACATATTATATTAAAATTTGGCCTTCGGGCCATTTTTTATTATATTTGGTTATATGAAAGAAAATAGTTTATTTGTAGAAAAATATAGATCTAAAACATTAGAAGACTATATTGGTAATGAGCAACTAAAATCTATTGTTGCCCAATATATTAAGAAAAATGATTTACAAAACTTACTATTGTATGGTACACCTGGAACAGGCAAAACAACATTAGCTAAATTAATTGTAAATAACTTTGATTGTGATTTCCTCTATATTAATGCTTCAGATGAAAGAGGTATTGATACAATTAGAGATAAAGTTCAAGGTTTTGCTTCAAGTGCTTCATTTAAACCAATTAAAATTATTATCTTAGATGAAGCTGATTTCTTAACTATACAAGCACAAGCATCACTTCGCAACATTATTGAGACATATTCTCGTACTACTAGATTTATTTTAACATGTAATTATCTTGAACGTATTATTGACCCACTTCAATCACGTTGTCAAGTATTAAAAATTACACCTCCATCTAAAAAAGAAGTAGCAAAACATATTGCTGGTATTTTAGATAAAGAAGACATCCATTACACATTAGATGATCTAGCCCTAGTAGTTAATAAACATTACCCAGATGTTAGAAAAATACTTAATACTTGTCAAGTAAATACTGTTGATGGGGGTGCTAATGACTTATATCTTAAAATAGATAAAACAATATTATCATCAAACAGTTATAAAGATGGAGTATTAAAGGAACTTAAATCACCAACTAAATCTAGTTTTAAAAACATCATACAAATACTTGCTGATAGTAATTTGGATGATTTTGAAGAGATTTATAGATTCCTATATGATAGTTTAGATGAGTATGGTAATAATGATCTATCAAAAGCAATGATTGTTATTGAAATAGAAAATTATATGTACCATGCTAACTTCAGAATTGATAAAGAAATTAATGTAATGGCTTTATTAGCCTCAATTTTAAAAATAATAAATAATAAATAAAGTTATGAGTGAATCAAAACAACCACTTAATGTCAATGTAGACTTTAAGCAAACACAACCAATTACTTCACCTGATGGGAATCATGTATTTGCTGAAGGAGTAATTTTACGTAAGGTATCTAAATTTCTAACAGGTACTTCTGAGGATAGTATTATGCCTATTCCATGTTTCTATGATGTAGTGACAGGAAAAATATTAGTAGAACTGTTACCTAAAGAAGTTAGAGAAGAGTATGACAATATTTGATTGGTTAAAGGAAATTACCTATAATAAATCAAAATGGGAATCATTTACTGAGGAAGACAAAGAGTCATTTAATTGCTACATGATTCATCGTTTCCTCAGTATGAATCCTGAGTATATAGAGTTCGTGAATTTAGTGCAGACTTTTCCATATTCTGATAAGGAGAAAACATATAATATATATTTATATATGATACCTAAAAATAATATGTTCCTTAAATACATTAAATCTTCTAAAAAGAAAAAGCAAGAATCATTGCTTAAACATATTGCTAACTATTTTGAATGCTCATTTGGTGAAGCAGAAGAATATATTGATATATTAAGAGACTCAGGTGTGAAAAGTATACTTACTAAATTAGGTATTGAAGAGAAAGAACAAAAAAAGTTATTAAAAAATGGATAGTATAGTTACATCAATAATTAAGCAATTCAAAGAACGAAGTACAGCAGGTAAAACAAAGTATGGTACTGATTTAGACAGAACAGATCTATCTCTATTAGAGTGGGTTGAACATGCTAAACAAGAACATATGGATGCTATCCTATACCTTGAAAAACTAAAACAACAGTTTATTCAAGAAAACAAATAAATCAAATTTTGAGTACTAAAATACCATCGATAGTCAAAACTATCAGGAGCTATACTCCTCAAGAGATAAATTATGCTTACCATAAGACTATCTCTTATAGCCAGTTTTCTATTTATAAAGAATGTCCTCACAAATGGGAATTACAATATAAAGACGGATTACAGGAGTATAAACCTACAATTCATACTGTATTTGGGACTGCAATGCATGAAGTACTTCAAAGTCACTTAACAGTGATGTTTGAAGAAAGCGCAGCCGCAGCTGATAGGGTTGATATCGAGGAACAGTTTGAGGAAACATTTCGTAAAGTATACTTAGATGAGTATAAGAAAAATAAAAGTACTCATTTTAGTGGCGCTACCGAAATGAGAGAGTTCTATGAAGACGGACTAAACATACTTAGCCAGTTTAAAAAGAAACGAGGACAATATTTTAGTAAAAAAGGATGGCACTTAGTTAAGGTTGAGTTACCAATTGTAATGACGCCTAATAACGCGTTTAAAAACGTATTATTCAAAGGCTTTATCGACTTGGTATTATATCACGAGCCCACTAATACATTTAAGATAATCGACTTTAAGACGTCTACTCGAGGATGGAATGATGAAACTAAGAAAGATGAAGGTAAACAATTCCAATTGATACTTTATAAGTATTTCTTTAGTAAACAATTCAGTATTCCTGAAGATCAAATTGAAGTTGATTTTCTTATACTAAAGAGAAAGATATGGGAGGAAAGTGAATTTCCTCAAAGTCGTCTTCAAGAATATACTCCTCCAAGTGGTAAAATTAAAATAAAGAAAGCTGTGACAGCAATTAATAACTTTCTTGAACAATGTTTTAACACTGATGGCTCATATAAGGACACTACTCACCCAATTACTGTGAATAAGAATTGTCAATGGTGCCCTTATAATGACAAAAAAGATTTATGTAATAAGTAACTTTTATTAATTTTATATATATTTATATACAAATAAAAGCTATGAGTAAAAAAGAAATGACACTAACAAGTGTCAAAGTACAAAGCGAGTTATTTGAAGATTTTAAAATGAGTTGTGTAAAACATAAGTTTTCTTTACAAAAGCTTGTAGATCGCACAGTCCATTTATATCTTACAGATGAAGAATTTCGCAAGAATATCCACAATCACAACAATTTAAACCGATAAAAGTTATATGAATTCAAGTTTTGCTTATCTTCCCCAGAATGAGAGGAAGAAAATCTTACTAATCTGTGACGATATTAGAGTACACTCAGGTGTAGCTACAGTCGCTCGAGAATTAGTGTTAAACACAGCCCAACATTTTAATTGGGTAAACATAGGAGGAGCTATACAGCACCCAGAACAAGGTAAACGATTAGATCTATCTGAAGATACTAACGCTAACACTGGGTTAAATGACTCCTCAATTATACTTTATCCAAGTAATGGATATGGGGATGCTAATTTAATTAGACAACTGATTAAAATAGAAAATCCAGATGCTATTTTCTTAATTACTGATCCAAGATATTTTATTTGGTTATTCCAAATTGAGAATGAGATTAGAAAGAAAATGCCTATTATCTATCTTAACATTTGGGATGATTATCCAGCTCCAATGTATAATAAAGGATATTATGAGTCATGTGATGCTTTATTAGCTATATCAAAACAAACTAAAAATATTAATGAATTAGTATTAGGTGATAAGGCTAAAAATAAAATCATTGAATATGTTCCTCATGGATTAAATGAAGAGGTATTTAAACCACTTGATAAAAAAGATAAAGAATTAATTGAATTTAAAAAACAATTGTTTGGAGGTAAAGAATTTGATTTTGTTATGTTCTTTAATTCTAGAAATATTAGACGTAAACAAATTCCTGATACATTATTTGCTTATAAAATCTTTATTGATTCATTAACTGATGAGCAAGCAAGAAAATGTGCTTTTGTATTACATACTCAAGTAGTAGATGATAATGGTACTGATTTAGAAGCAGTAAGAGAAATGTTATTTGGAAATGATTCTAAATACAATATTATATTCTCTAACCAAGTGTTAGATCCTAGAGGAATGAATTTATTATATAATTGCTCTGATGTTCAAGTCTTATTAACTAATAATGAAGGATGGGGATTAAGTTTAACTGAAGCAATTTTAGCAGGTAATCCAATTATTGCAAATGTAACTGGTGGGATGCAAGACCAAATGCGTTTTAGTAAGAAAGGTAAGTGGATTGATTTTAGTGCTGATTTTCCTTCAAACCATAATGGTACTATTAAAGAACATGGCGAATGGGCGTTCCCAGTATACCCAACTAATAGATCAATTCAAGGTTCTCCATTAACACCTTACATTTAGGATGACAGATGCAATGCTGAAGATGCAGCAGAACAAATTAAAGCTGTTTATAATCTATCTAAAGAAGAAAGACAATCATTAGGATTAAAAGGTCGTGAATGGGCTTTATCAGATGAAGCAGGATTTACAGGAGAAAAAATGGGTCAAAATGTTATTAAAACATTAGACAAATTATTTAAAACTTGGAAACCAAGAGAAAAATATGAGTTAGTAAATGCAAATGAAACTCAACCAAAAATAGTACCACATAAATTAGTTTATTAATAAAAAGTTATATGAGCAAACCGTTATTTTTTATATCATGTCCTATTGATACTTACTCAGGATATGGAGCACGTTCTCGTGATTTAGTTAAAGCAATTATTGAGTTAGATAAATACAATGTAAAAATTCTTCCTCAAATGTGGGGGAATACACCTTGGAACTTTATCAATGATAATCCAGAATGGGGATTTTTAAATAATTACATTTACAACCAACCTCAACTACCTAAACAACCAGAAATTTGGATGCAAATTACTATACCAAGTGAATTTCAACCAATAGGAAAATATAACATTGGGGTAACAGCTGGGATTGAAACAACATTATCACCTGGTGATTGGATTGAAGGTATTAATAGAATGAATTTAGTATTAACTTCATCTGAACATTCAAAGAAAACATTTATTGATACTGTTTTACAAAAAGTAGATCAACGTTCAAATCAAGTTATTGGGGAAGCTAAAGTTGAAAAACCACTTGAAGTATTATTTGAAGGAGCAGATGTTAATGTTTATAAACCACTTGATAAAGTAGATTCATTTCCTGAGTTAAACAATATTAAAGAAAAGTTTGCTTTTCTATTTGTTGGACATTGGATTAATGGTGATTTAGGAGAAGATAGAAAAAATGTTGGATTATTAGTTAAAATGTTTTATGAACTATTTAAAAACAAAAAAGACAAACCAGCGTTAATTTTAAAAACATCTCAATTTGGCTCATCATACTTAGATAGAGATGAAATTTTAAGAAAAATTAATTTTATTAAATCATCAATTAACAGTAAAGATTTACCTAATGTTTACTTACTACATGGTGAATTTAGTGATAATGAAATGAATGAGTTATACAATCATGATAAAGTTAAAGCAATGATTAACTTAACTAGAGGTGAAGGATTTGGACGCCCATTACTTGAATTTAGTTTAACTAAAAAACCAATTGTGACAACTAATTGGAGTGGACATACAGATTTCTTACATCCTGAATTTACAACATTATTACCTGGTAAATTAACAGATGTGCACCCAAGTGCTGCAAATCAATGGTTACTAAAAGAATCACAATGGTTTTCAGCAGATCTAGGTCATGCTGGGACAGTTGTTAAAGATATATTTGAAGATTATAAAAAGTATATTGATGGAGGTAAACGTCAAGCTCATAAAAGTAAAACTGAGTTTAGTTGGGAAAAAATGAAGAGTAAAGTAGATGAATTATTTACTAAATACATTCCTGAGTTCCCAAAACAAGTAGAATTAAAATTACCTACTTTAAAGAAAATTGAATTACCTAAATTACAAAAAGAAGAAACAAATGGATAAAATTATTAATTGTCCTAAATCAGGAGGTGACTTGTGTTATGAAACACAGGTCACACCTGAAATAACAAATTGGATGTCATTATCATGTGGGTTCTGGACTAACTCACTTATGACTGAGGGAAGTGAATTTTACATTGAACAGTTTGAAGTACTTCCTGAGTTATATAAAGCATTAGCTTGGATTGATCCTGAGACTAAATTAACATGGTTGCCACAAACAATTAATGAACCTAAACAAGGTATGGTGTTTGCTAACGGATCAGAACCAGATAATTGGATGTGGGCAGCTGTAAAAGCAGTCCCAGTAATTGAAGAAGAAAAACATAAATTCCCAATTCCAAAACAACCAGGTAAGTTTTATGAATATAGAATGGACATGGAAACACTCCAACATTTTAATGAAAGAGATTTTATAGAAGCTTTAGATTATATTGGCTTATTAACAAAATAATATTATATTAGGTTATATGAAAATTAGTTATGGTTTAACAGTTTGTAATGAGCATGAAGAATTATTAAATCTCATTACATATTTAAAAGATAGAATAGATTCTGAGGATGAGATAGTTGTTGTTTATGATCAAAACAGAGTTACTGATGAAGTACTAAATGTATTAGATCAATATAAAAATGATATACACTCACACCCATTTAATTTCCAGCAAAACTTTTTAGAAAATAAAAACTTTATGAACAGTAAATGTTCTGGAGACTATATTTTTCAAATTGATGCTGACGAGATACCAGAAGAATTCTTAGTTCAAAATCTAAAAACAGTCTTAGAACTTAACCCAGTTGACTTACTTATCTCACCTCGTAAAAATTTAGTTCCAGGTTTAACACCTGAACATATACAAAAATGGGGATGGATTGTAAATGAACAAGGATGGGTAAATTGGCCTGATTGTCAAAAACGTATCTACAAAAATGATCCGTCTATTAAATGGACTGGACATCAAGTACATGGTATGGTTGAAGGATATAAAACTTATATTGAGTTACCACTTCAAGAAGAATGGAGCATAATTCATAATAAGACTATTGATCGACAAGAAAAACAAAATGAACGTTACGCTAAAATAGATTTAGGACAATTAAAATAAATAAAAATGGAAAGAAAGTATTTACCAACATTAAGTGAATTGATTGATCGTCTATCAATTACACAGTTAAAAGAAGTATTCATTACAGATCATAAAGCAGAATATGCCGCTGAAATAGCTGATATAGTACATGATATTCAATTACATTTAGATGAATGTAAAGAGCCAATCACCGCTGAGACAATTCGTGCTATTGTAGTTTTATCACAAATGAATCTTCATATCTGGCATAATGAATCAAATGTTAGAAGTGGGAAATCAGGACCAAATGCATTAGCTTTAACTCATGGGTTAAATGGTATTCGTAATACATCTAAAAATCAAATTCAAGAAGTAATGGGTGGTCGTAAAGACTATAAAATTGATTGCTTAGCAGCTGATTTTAAAGATTGGGAAATATCATGGAAAACAAAGTAGACTATCCAAATATGAAATCTACAGTTAATACTCAAGGAGAAGTAGTAACTCAGATTATACATTTTGTAGGTGGAATTAAAAGAACATACCATGGTATATTAACATCATCTATAAAACAAGGTCAATTTACTAAGTTTAAATGTATTGATGGAAGTATGGTTATGATAAATGATGAAAATGTTTTATGTATTGAAATTTTTACTGAAAAGTTATGATAATAGGAAATGGAAGTGTAGCCAAAGTTCTTACAGATAAAGAAGATATTGTATTTTTTGCCTCAGGAGTTAGTAATAGTTCATGTTTAGATGAAAATGAATATACTCGTGAATTTAATTTACTTAAAACTGTCCCAACTGATCAACATATAGTATATTTTTCAAATTTAGGAATATATTATAAACATGATAGATACACTCAACATAAACGTGAAGTTGAGGAGTATATTCGAAATACTTTTAAAAGTTATACTATTGCTAGGATAGAAGTATGTGAGTGGGTTAAAACACCTCATACTATTTTAAATTATTTTAAAAAACAATTAAGTGAAGGAATAGAACCTGTAATTCAAGATACTACAAGGTATGTTTTAAGTTTAGAAGAATTTTTATATTGGGTGAATTTAATTCAACCTGGTGTAAGAAATGAAATGAACATATTAGGTAGAAAATTGACTATAGCTCAAATTGTTGAAGAAATAAAACAAGGTAAATTATGATTCGAGTTAAAGTATTTTATTTAATAATGCCATGGCAAATAGATTATGCTTTATTATCATATACTCAATTTAAAAAATCAAAGTATTACTTAAAAGACGATGTTGAAGTTACTATTGATACACATTTAAATCTTTCTAGTTATATAACAGATTGGGATAACAGTGAATTACCTAAAGAATTTTTTATTAAAAAGTATAATGATTTAGCTGTTCTTCTTAAAGACTATAAACATAATTCAATCATATATGATGGTGAAGAAAATTATGGTCTACTAGACATGCAAAAGATAGCATACGGAGAAGAATTTGATTACTACATACCAGTATGTCCTGATATATACTTTAGTGAACATTTACTTTTTTCATTAATAGAATCAGCTAGATTAGCACAAAATAAATATTTTGTTATAACTCCTGAGATACATAAAATGTGGGACAATACTTGGGATGAGATCACTAACAAAGAATATATGAATGTTCCTTATGAAAAATGGAATGATGTAGATATATTTGACATTAGGTATAATCTAAAATCAGCAAGTAGTGATATGTTTTTAGAGCCTACAGCGAGGAGTAAATGGGCTATTTGGTTTGACATCTATAACAAAGCATTCTATGAAGACTTATGCCCAGTACATGATGATTGGATAGGTTATGGACCTTGGGATTGGTACTCTAATTTACTTTCAGAGCATATTAAAGTTCTTGGAGTTGATTTTCAACAGTATGTTTTAAGAGGACAAACTATTTTTGAATATTCTGTTGGTGATTGGAAAGATAGAGACATTACTAGTTCATATAAAGAATTTTTAAAAATAAAAGTAGGAGCTAAAGAACAAAGAGAAAAATTTGAAGCTAGAATGATGGAATACTTAAATAAAGGAGTTCAAATGATAAAAGAAAAAAATATTATATGATAAAAGAAAAATACTCAGGAGAAATTATTGACAATTTAATAAATTTCTTTAAATTAAATGTAAAAGGAATATTACATGTTGGAGCTCATAAATGTGAAGAATTAGATGTATATTTAAAATACACAGACTCTAATAGTATATATTGGATTGAAGCTATAGAATATTTAGTTAAACAAAATTTAGATAATATACCTAATCTAAACATTATAAATGAGGTGATAGGTGATAAAGATGGAGTAGAAGTTGAGTTTAAAATAACAAATAATACTTTAAGTTCATCAATTTTAGAATTAGGTGAACATAAAGATTTACATCCTAATGTTATTGTTACCGATGTATTAAAATTAAAAACTAAAACATTAGAAACTATTTTTAATGAAAATTCATTACATGGTAAATTTAACACATTAGTTTTAGATCTACAAGGAGCTGAAATATTAGCTTTAAAAGGATTAAAAGATATAATTAATGAGTTTGATATTATCTACACTGAAGTAAATGAGAAAGAAATATATAAAGAATGTTGTATTTTAGAAGATTTAGACTTATATTTAAATCAATACAATTTTGAAAGAAAATACTTAAACACATTAAATAACTATGGAAACGCTTTATACATCCGAAAACATTAAAAATCTTAATACTAAAGGATTTACAGTTATAGATAATGTCTTATCTTTAGATTTAGCAGAAAAAATTTATGATGCTTATAATGAAGAAACTGAATGGGATTTATTTAATCAAGTAAGAGAAAAACATTACAGTCATGTTTTTAAATCACCTAACCCATACCTTCCTCAAGAGACAGAATCTTACTCAGCTAAATTTAATAGGTCATCTAATTTAGAGAACTCTAGTTTAATCACAAATACATTTAATAACATATTAGTACCGTTATTAAAATCTGTATCCCCATTTCATGTGGATGAATTTGATGTTAGATGTTATAAATTAGATAAAGATAATCATTATAGAACACATATTGATGATTACGCTGGGACTATTAATTTAATTTATTATGTTAATAAAGAATGGAGATGGGATTGGGGAGGAATATTAAATATAGTATCACATGATGATTTAGAATTATGTGAATCCATTTTTCCTAAATTCAATAGAGTAGTATTACTAAATAATAAAGTATTTAGATCACCTCACTTTGTCAGTTCTGTTGAGTCATTTGCTTTAAATTCTAGATATTCTATTGTCTCATTTAATAAATAAAATATGAAAATACTTTCTAATTTTAGATCAGAAAATGATCCTTATTTTTTATTCATTAAACAAAGATACAGTAATAAACCTATCACATTTTGGTATGATAAATTACCTGAGTCTATTAAACAGTTAGAATTAAATCCTTACAATTTTTTATTCTTACATGAACCAAATGAATTTTTTGGTTATCATACTAATACGCTTAAGTTAAGTCATTATTACACAGCTATATTAACATGGAATGATATGTTATTAACTCAATGTGATAATGCTATTAATTTCACTTATAATGGGCAAACATTAGATGATGAATTTATAAACAATATTAGTGGAAAAGAATTTAATATTTCATTTTTATGTGGTACTAAAGAATTAGTTGATGGGCATAAATTAAGACAAGAAGTATATAAATTAAAAGAAAAAATTCAAATCCCTAAAAAATGGTATTATGTTTTAGATGATTATGATCAAGTAACTAATACTAGACCTGGATATACTGATTATTCTAAAGATTTATCTCATATTCCTCAAGGAGTAGATCCTATAGGATATGGTAGAAGAGTGTTGTTTAATAATTCTATGTTTAATATTGTTATAGAAAATGTAAACTACAATAATTGGTATAATAAGATAGGTGATAATTTTTTAACTAAAACTATTCCATTATATTGGGGCTGCCCTAATATAGCTGAGTTTGGGTATGATGAAAGAGGTATCATTAGATTTAATAATGAAAATGAATTATTAAATATTATTAACAACTTAACACCTGAAATTTATAAAGATATGCTGCCTTATATTAATCACAATTATGAATTAGCTAAAAAAGATACTTTTGAAAATAATATAAGCCAATTTTTTGATAATTTTTTTAATATAAATAACATATGATATTCCCAGAAGTAAAAGTATACCAACCAGATGTATTTGAAGATTTTAGAGGTGAATTATTTACACTGTATAAACAAGAAGAAAGTGATTTACATTTTAACCATGATAAAGTTTCTATATCAAAACAAAATGTTTTAAGAGGATTACATGGTGATAATAAATCTTGGAAATTAATTACTTGTTTAGCAGGAGAAGTATATTTAGTTATTGTTGATAATAGACCTAATTCTGAAAATTATTTAAAATGGGATTGGATAGTATTAACAGCTAAGAATAGAAAACAAGTTTTAATCCCACCTAAATTTGCTAATGGTCATTTTGTTTTAAGCTCAGAAGCTACATTCTTCTATAAATGGTCTTACCCAGGAGAATATCCGGATGTTGAGAGTCAATTTACTTTAAAATGGAATGATCCAAATATAAACATTCACTGGCCAAGTAATAATCCAATACTATCAAAAAGAGATAAATAAGAATATGAAAAAAATAACAACACAAGATGTAGAAAATATTGTTGGTTTCCCAATCAGCAATTATTGTAAACAAACTATAGAAGATTTTAATCTTGAATATCAAACTTTAACTCAACAAGAAAGAGATAAAGTTATACTAGACATGATTCATCATATTAATCTAAATTTAGAAAAAGCAGGTAAACATCGTTTAGAAAAATGGGAAAATGGATGGGATGAGAATCTTGAACTATTAAAAGCTGGGAATCATGTAAGTAGTTTAGTTCCAAAATATTTTGGAAAGTATGATGTCATGAGGTGGAAAGGTGATTTTATAAAAAGTAATATTAAATATTTTGATTATTATCAACTTGTTATATTAGTAGATGCTATATTACATGAATATATAGGAAATAAGTATAATAATGTATTTGAATTTGGTTGTGGTCCTGCTTATCATTTATTACGATTTGGAGAATTTAATAATAATATCAACCTAATAGGATTAGATTGGGCTACTTCATCACAAAATATTATTCAAAATATAAATGAGTTAGGAATAAATAATAAAATAAAAGGATATAATTTTGATTTCTTTAATCCTGATTACCAAATAGACATTCCTGAAAGTAGTGCTGTGTTCACTTGTAATGCTTTAGAACAAATAGGTGAAAATTATAAGGATTTTATTGATTTTCTTTTAGTTAAAAAACCTGACATTTGTATTAATTTTGAACCAATCCCAGAACTTTTAGATAAAGATAGTCTAGTTGATCAATTATGTGTAATGTATTCTGAAAAGAGAAATTATTTAAAAGGATATTTATCTTATTTAGAACAATTAGAAAGTGAAGGAAAAATTGAAATAATTCTAAAGAAAAGGCTATTTGGAGGTTCATTATACTTAGAAGGATACCCATCAGTAATATGGAAAATTAAAAAATAATATGAATACTATTATTGAAACTAGAAAAAAAGTTTATAAAAACTTACCTAAAAATTATCTATCATTAAATGATTTAGTATTATTGTATGATATTGATGAAAATGATTATAATAACTTAATTGAGTCTGTTAAAAACTATATACTTAAATCTTTAAGTTTAGCTTATAATAAGGAATTTATTTGGAGTGATACATTTTTAGAAGATAATAATGATTTAATCTTAAATCTACCTAATAAAACTCCAAATGGAGTTATTAAACCTAAAAAAGAAATTGAAGATCAATATACTCAAATACAATTTAGTATTAATAAAATATTAACTAATTTAGGATTATATTCTCATATAGGACAAATGGTTCTACCTAATATTAGATATAAAAATTCAAATGAGAGTACTGATACTAAAAATAGACCATATTACACTAGTAAATTTCATTCTGATGCTTGGATAGGCCATAAAGGAGATTGCCAGTTATTAATAGGTGTTTTAGGAGATATAGATAACAACACAGTTGAATTTAATGAACCAATTAATGTTCATGATAATTACTTAGATAAAGCGGAAAGTTTTGATGAAGGAAATACTCGATATGAACAATTTAATATATTAGGAACATTAACTAAAGGAAAATTAGGTATAATGGATCATGCTTGTTTACATAGAACTTTAATTAAGGAAAATGGTAAATCTAGAGTATCAATAGATATAGCAACTATGATTAATAGTGAGTATTCTCACATATATGATGAAGGATATGATCCAAATATGTACACATATCATTCTTCTGAAGTAATTCAATCTATAGGAAAAACTCATAAATATACTATTAATGAACCATTGGATTCATTATCAACAACAGTAAACATTATAAAGAATGTTTAAAATATCTTGGAAAATTAAAAAAATAATATTATATTAAATTATATGAAAATACCATCACAATACACTAAAGTTAGAGATGTCAATATGACACCTCAAGAACTTATTGCTTTTGAAGATAGAGTAAAAGACGCTTACGAAGCAGGACAGGTAAAAGGACCTGTTCATCTATCTAAAAATAATGAAGAACAATTAATAGAATTGTTCCAATATATTCATCCTGATGACTGGGTATTCTCAGCTTGGAGAAACCATTATCATGCTTTACTTCATGGAGTTGATTCTGAGAAATTGTTCTCATGGATATCTGAAGGTAGAAGTATGGGTACTAATAATGTTAGTCCTAATTTTTACGCTTCATCTATTGTAGGAGGAATTGTTCCATTATCATTAGGAGCAGCTATGGGATTGAAAAGGAAAAATTCACCTCGTAGAGTTTGGTGTTTTATAGGTGATATGACTATGGAAACAGGAGTGTTTCATGAAGCATACAAATACTCTCAGAATTTTAATCTACCATTACAATTTGTAGTTGAAGATAATAACTTAAGTGTTCACACACCTACTGATATTGCTTGGGGTAAAAGAATGGATGTGCCTGAGAATGTTATTTATTATTCTTATAAAATGTCATATCCACATCATGGAACAGGAAAATGGGTTAATTTTTAATTATTATGAAATACAAATTTGAATTAGTTAGAGCAATGGAATGGCTTGGAGCCAAACCTAATACAGTATTTACAGGACAAGCAATTGGTTTTAGTGGCCACGCTATCTCAAATACTATGGAAAAAGTACCTCAAGACAAACGAATTGAACTACCAGTACTTGAAGAAACTCAATTAGGAATGGCTACAGGAATGGCTATGACAGGATGGGTTCCAATTACATGCTACCCTCGATTTGATTTCTTTATCTTAGGTTTAAATCAATTAGTTAACCATTTAGATAAAATGCAAGATATGTCTAATGGGGATATGAAACCAAAAGTTATTATTAGAGTAGCAGTTGGATCAAAAGTTCCATTTAGCGCTGGTCCTCAACATACTCAAAACCATACTGAAGCAATTAGAAAAATGCTTACTGAAGTAGAGGTAGTTGAGTTAATAGAACCTGAACAAATATTTGAAGCATTTCAAACTGCTTATGAAAGAGAAGATGGTAAATCAACATTAATTATTGAACATGCTGAGTATTATGGGACAAAGTAATTTTAATTGGCCTCTTATTAATGATAATATTTCTCAAACAGATAGAGAAGTATTAGCTGATTTTTGTTTAAACGGAGAACGTTTTACAAATGGACCTAAAGTAAAAGAATTTGAGAACATATGGTCTGAATGGTTAGGTGTTAAACATAGTGTTATGGTTAATTCAGGAGCATCAGCTAATTATATCTCAATAGCTATGGTTAAAGAATTATTAGGTGAGGGAGAGATTATAGTACCACCTTTAGGATGGGTATCAGATATTTCATCTGTAGCTCAATTAGGAATGACACCAGTATTTGTAGATATAAGTTTTAATAATTTAGCTATAACAGCTGAAAATATTAAACGAGCTATCACTCCTAAAACAAAAGCAATTGTATTGATACATTGTTTAGGTTTTAATGGTATTAATGATGAGATTATTAAAATAGCTAAAGATAATAACTTAATCTTAATTGAAGATTGTTGTGAGTCACATGGTGCTATGTTTGGTGATAAAAAAATAGGCTCAATAGGAGATATTTCATTATTTTCATTTTATTTTGGTCATCATATAACAACTATTGAAGGTGGAATGGTATGTGTTAATAATCCTAAATTATATGATTTAGCTAAATTATTCCGCTCACATGGTATGACTAGAGAAGCATCAACTGAATTGCAGAATGATTATCAAAACAAATATCCTAAATTAAATCCATTATTTACATTTGCTGTAGCTGGGTTTAATATGAGAAGTACTGAGTTAAATGCTGTACTAGGGATTGAGCAAATGAAACGTATTGATTATAATATTAACAGACGTGTTGGGAATCTTAAAACATGGTTGGATCATTTAGATTCAAGTAAATTCATGACTAGTTTTACAACTCAAGGAAATAGTAGTTTTGCTTTACCATTAATACTACAATGGTCTAATGTTAATAAATTAAAAGATGTTTGTAAGATATTAGAAGAAGAAAAAGTAGAGTATAGATTAGGGACCGCGGGAGGTGGGAATCAAGCGCTTCAACCATATTTAAAAAAGTTTAATTATCGAATTAATGATAGACTACCTGTAGTTGATTATATTCACTTAAACTCACTTTATATCGGTAACCATCCTGAATTAACAGATGAACAAATTATTAACCTTTGTAATAAATTAAATAATGTTTAAAAATCAAAAAGTTTTAGTTACTGGTGGTGGTGGAATGATTGGCCGCTCATTAGTGAAGTTTTTACTAGAAAAAGGAGCTAAAGTAACCATAGCAGACTTAACCCAACCTTCAGATTTACCTAAAGGAGTAAAGTATAAAAAAATAGATTTAAGATACTTTGACCAGTGTGAAAAAATTTGTAATGGTATGGATTATGTCTTTAATCTAGTGGGTATTAAAGGCTCACCTAAAATGTGTGCTGAACAACCAGCTGATTTTATGGTACCGATGCTTCAATTTAATACTAACATGATGGAAGCAGCTCGTAGAGCAGATGTTAAATGGTACTTATATACTAGCTCAGTTGGAGTATACGCCCCAGCAGATGTATTTAAAGAAGATGATGTATTAAATACAGTTCCATCGCCTAATGATCGTTTTGCAGGTTGGGCTAAGAGAATGGGTGAAATGCAAGCAGAAGCATATTCTATTCAGTATGAATGGAATAAAGTATCTATTGTTAGACCAGCTAATGTATATGGAGCATATGACAATTTCAACCCAGCAAATGCAATGGTTGTTCCTTCATTGATTAGAAAAGCTCAAGAAAATAATATATTGGAAGTTTGGGGTGATGGCTCAACAATTAGAGATTTTATTCATGCTGATGATGTAGCTTTAGGAATGATATTTGCTGTTGAAAATGGAATTACCCAACCATTAAACTTAGGCTCAGGAGAAGGTTACTCAATTAAAGAAGTGGTTGATATGGTGGTTAAATACTCTAATAAACCATTAGAAGTAAAATGGCTAACTGATAAACCAGCTGGAGATAAAATTCGTTTATTTGATATGACTAGAGCTAAATCACATGGATTTGACATCTCAGTATCATTAGAAGAAGGAATTAAAAGAACTACTGAGTGGTTTCTGAATAATAAAGAAATTTTAGATAAACGTTATAACGCATTTGTAAATCACTAATGAAAGATTTTTTAATAACAGGAATTAATAGTGGCTTAGGTAAGCATCTATATAATAATTTACCTAACTCATTAGGATTAAATAGAGATAATTTTGATTCTATAAAAGATGAAAGTTATCAAACTATAATACATTGCGCGTTTAATAAAGAAAATATTATTACTGATTATAAAAAATATCTAGATGATAATATTCTTCTAACTCAACGTCTTAAAAATTTAAAATATAATAAATTTATTTATATATCAACTATAGATGTTTATCAAGAATATCATAATATGTATTCTTTTTTTAAAAAATTCTCAGAAACATTACTAGATGATAAGGATTTAATTTTAAGATGTTCTATGATGTTGGGTCCAACTATGAAACCTAATCACCTAACTAAGATTAAATCTAATATTGATCATATATCATTATCAAAAGACTCAACATTTAATTATATTCTTATGGATGATTTAGTTGAGTTTTTTATAAGTAATGATTATTTAGGTTATTCTGGAGTGATTGATTTTGTATCTAATTCTAATATTACTTTAAATGAACTAAAACAAATTATCAATTCTACCACACAATTAGGAGAATATACTTATAAAAGTAATTTGGAATTTACAAATCCTATTTATAAATTAAATAATAAATATAATAAAACATCAATTAACAATTTAAAAAAATATGAAAGATTTCTATAAAGATAAAATAGTAGTAGTCACTGGAGGCTCAGGATTCATAGGTACTCACTATATCTTAGAATTATTAGAAAGAGGAGCAAAAGTTAGAACTCATACTCATGAAAAACCACTCCAAATTCAAAATGAGAATATTGAAATTATTGAAAATATTGATTTAACAAAACTAGAAGATTGTCTTAAATTAATAGAAGGAGCAGATTATGTGATCCACTCAGGAGGTAAAATAGCACACCCATCTACAGTTCCTACAGATATTCAAATATCAATGCAAAACATATTAGTATTAGGTAATGTACTAGAAGCATCTTATAAATTAAAAATTAAAAGATTTTTAGATCTAAATAGTTCAACAGGATATCCTGATAGACGTTACCCAATTAAAGAAGATGAATTTTGGGATGATGAACCATATAAAGCATATTATGGATATGGTTGGATGCGTCGTTATAGAGAAAAATTAATGGAACATGTTTATAAATTCTCAGGAATGGAAATAATGTTGGCTCGTGGAACTGCAATTTATGGTCCTAATGATAATTTTGATCCTAAAACATGCCATGTAGTTCCTGCTTTGATTAAACGAGTTTTAGATGATGAAAATCCATTTATAGTATGGGGTACACCAGATGTAGTAAGAGATTTTTTATATGTTAAAGATGTTGTTAAAGCAGCTTTACTAATATTAGAAAAAGGTGAACCTATGAGACCATATAATGTTGGAGCTGGGTATACTGTCACTGTAGGAGATATTGTTAATGCTATATTAAAGGCAACTGGTAAAACACCTGAAGTTGTTTATGATGATTCAAAACCAACTACTATACCATTTAGAATGGTCAGCACAGAACGTATTAATACTGAATTAGGATTTGAACCATCTTATACTTTTGAAGAAGGAATTAAGGAAACAGTTGAATGGTATATAAATAATAAAAAATAATGAATAAAGTTTTAATAACTGGAATTACAGGAATGGTAGGTTCACATTTAGTTGATTACCTATTAGAAAATACAGATTGGAAAATTTATGGTCTATGTAGATGGAATGATTCATTAGAAAATATTGAACATTTATCTGAGGACATTAATAAAAAAGAACGCATTGAGTTAGTATATGGTGATTTAAATGATTTAGCTTCATTAATATCAGCTATAAATAAATCAAAACCTGATTATGTTTTTCATTTAGCTGCCCAATCATATCCTCAAACTAGTTTTGATTCACCAATTGAAACATTACAAACTAATATTTTAGGAACAACTAATTTATTAGAAGCATTACGAGGCTCAAAATATAAAAATGCTATAATTCATGTTTGTGCATCAAGTGAAGTATTTGGTAGAGTACCTAAAGAAAAATTACCTATTAATGAGGAATGTTCATTCCACCCAGCATCACCTTATGCTATATCTAAAGTAGGAACTGATTTAGTAGGTCGTTATTATGCTGAAGCATATGGGATGACTATTATGACTACTAGAATGTTTACTCATACTGGTCCTAGAAGAGGAGATGTATTCTCTGAATCAACATTTGCTAAACAAATAGCAATGATTGAAGCTGGATTGCAAGAACCTAAAATATATGTTGGGAATTTAGATTCATTAAGAACATATGCTGATGTTAGAGACGCTGTTAAAGCATATTATATGTTAGTGACAATTAACCCTACATCAGGTGAATATTATAATATTGGGGGTGAATACACTTGTAAAATAGCTGATATGCTTGATTTCTTAATCAATCAATCAACTGTTCCTAATATTGAAATAGTAACTGACCCAGAGCGTTTAAGACCAATTGACGCAGATTTGCAAATACCAGACACAACAAAATTTAGAAACCACACAGGATGGAAACCAGAAATCTCTTTTGAAACAACTATGAAAGATCTTTTGGACTATTGGAGAAATAAAGTAAATTCAGGACGTAAATTTTTAAAACGATGAAAATATTAGTTATAGGTGATAGTTGCAAAGATATCTTTAGATATGGAAGAGTAACTCGAATAGCACCTGAGGCCCCAGTTCCTATTATTGTACCAGAAAGAGAAACATCTAACCCAGGTATGGCGGGTAATGTAGTAGCTAATTTAAAAAAATTAGATTCAACAGTAGATTTTGTTACTAATCGAAATGAGATATTTAAAATTAGATATGTTTGTTCTAAGTATAATTATTTACTTTTAAGAGTAGATGAAAATGATATATGTGAACCTATTTCTTATGATGTGTTAGATAATATAAAATGGGAAGATTATGATGCTGTAGTGATAAGTGATTATTGTAAAGGATTTTTAAATGAAGATGATATTAAATATATTTCTTTAAAACACCCACTAACATTTTTAGATAGTAAAAAATTATTAGGTGAATGGGCTCATAATATTAGTTTTATAAAAATTAATTTTCATGAGTATGAAAGAAATGAAGAAATTTTAAAAAATGATCCTATTTTAAAAAATAAAACAATAGTAACTAGAGGTAAATTTGGATGTGAGTTCCAAGAAAAAAACTACCCAACTAAAGAAGTACCAGTAAAAGATGTTTCAGGAGCTGGAGACACATTTTTAGCTGGATTGGTCCATAATTATACTAACACTAAAAATATAGAATCAGCTATTGAGTTCGCACAACAGTGTACAATTATAGTGATACAAAAAACTGGAGTGTCAACAATTTAAAAAGATATTAAAAATAATAAAATAATGGAAACAACAGCAGTATTATTAAATTGCCGAAATGATGGTTACAAAGAAGATGAACGTTTTGTAACTTGTATGAATTCAATGATTGAAACATTTGATGAAATATGGTATTGTGACTGGAATTCTCCTTCAGATAAAGGATCACTACTTCATCAAAATCTAGATAAAATTCCTCAAATTGGAAAAATTAGACATTTTATAATAGATCCTGAGACAACTAAATTGCTAACAGGTTCTAACCCAAAAATAGGAGACTTCTCATACATTATTCCTCAAAATATTCTACTACGTAGATGTACTGCAGACTGGATTGTAAGTTCAGCTATAGACATTATAGCGCCTAATAAAAAGCATTTTGATGAGTTTTTACCTATGTTAAATAAAAATACATTCTACACAGCGGCTAGAAGAGATATAGAATATTCTGGTCTTGAAGAAATGGGATTTGAAAATTGGAGAGAATTTAGAGACAAAATGGATATAGAAGTCTCACCTATATACTACCCAGCGAAAGTCACTCCTAACGATAATTGGAGTTTAATTAATTGTTGTGGTGACTTTCAAATCGCTCATAGAGATGTATGGCATAAAATAAAAGGATTTGAAGAACAAATGGTTTATGCTTGTTACCAAGATACTAATGTACAGAAAAAAGCAGTATTAAATGGATATAATTTAGAAGCTTATTTAGGTTTACCTTTATATCATTTATCTCATAAAGGTATGGGTAATGATGGAACATCACCATCTAAACAACATTATAATGATTCTTGGGATTGGGTTGAATTTTTTATTGAGACCCAAAATGATGAAAATTGGGGATTAGGAGATACTGAAATTGAATTTGAAATTATCTAGTATAGTTTGGCTTTTACTTATCTTTTGTTATATTTAGATAAATAAGAGTTATGAGTTATAAAAATTATTATTACTACGCCTCAGTCGATTCAAGTGCTGAACCATTAGGACATTGTAACGCTGGTACAATAGGTATCGCTGCTATTCATTTCTCATCAATGAAACAAATGGAAATGAGTGATTTTTTAAAAATTTATTCTATAAAGGAGAAAGATGAATCTAAATAATTTTGGAACCAAGCTTAGAGTTACAGACAGTAGTAAGAATGCTGAGAATAAAGAAAAACTACTATTTATTAGACTTGTAACTGAATTAGATAATTGTTGGATTAGAACTAGTTTTTTACATTCTCAATTAAAAGTTGATTTTTGGAATTATGAAGAACATTTTTATCATATAATTGAGGATTTAATTTACTTACATTTTGATGAATGGAAAGCAGATCTTATTTTATGGTTTGTATATGATAGAATTGATGCTGAAGGTAATATTCTAGACTTAGAAATTACACCTGAAGACAAGCCAGCTAAGAAATATAAATTAAAGACAGCTGAAGAATTATGGAAAATAATAGAAAAAATAGATAAAGTAAATAATAAAGGTAAAAAAGATGAGTAGAAAATGTATCGTATGTGGGGTTGAAATAGATCCAAGACGTATTGCTATTTTGCCTAACACGCAAACATGTACACAACATTCAACAGTTGAGAAAAAAGCAGCTGTGACAGTACAAATGGGAGAAGGTGATCATACATGGATTGAAACATATGCTGTTGATAGAGAAGATCTTCGTAAGATTGAAGAAGCAGAAAAGAACTTCAGAAAACAATTACTTGAAGATGATAATCCAATTGAAACTGTCTCCACAGATGTAGATGATGATACTAAAACATTAAACGACTTCGATTTAGAAGAAGACGCTACTGAATCAGATGTAGACAATGCCTAAAGCAAGACCATTAACAAAAGAATCAATTATCAGTGCAATGGATAAAACAAAGTCCGTTCGCGCTGCTGCTCGTTATTTGAATTGTTCATACCAGCATATAAAGAAGTGGATGAAATTATATGTTGATGAGAATGGAGTATCTTTATTTGACGCTCATAAGAATCAGTCAGGTAAAGGTATTCCTAAATTCTTATCAGTATCTACTATTAACAAAAAAGAACCTGCTATTTTAGATATTATAGAAGGCAGAATAGATCCATCTCATTTCAACCCCCAAAAGATTAAATATCGTTTGATAACAGATGGTTATTTAAAAGATGAATGTAGCAATTGCGGCTTCCATGAACGACGAGTTTCAGATTATAAATCCCCACTGATCTTGCACTTCAAAGACAATAACAAGCAACACTATAGATTAGATAATATGGAGATGCTTTGTTACAATTGTTATTATTTAATGGTAGGTGATATATTTAGTGGTAAGCAGCTTGAGGGATTGGAAGATCATAAACCAATAAATCAAAGTGAAGTAGATTGGGAATTAGATGAGTATACTAAACAGCGGTTATTAGAATTAGGGTTAGACAAACCGGAACCAACAGATGATGGAAGTGAGTTTGTTAGTAGACTTTAATATTTATAGTTGAATGAAAAAGAGTAAGAAACATAAAGAAGTAACAACTGACTATGATGCTATTAAAGCTAAGCATTTAGAAAAGTTAGCTACTGATATGTTAAAGAAGGATGAGAAGATGAATCAACTTAAGGGTAAAGCAATTGACCCTGGGTTCCTAAATTTATTTTAATATGGCTACTGAATTTAGACTTAACAACAGTGAGGAGTTCCAGGACATGGTTGAGAGGAGAGATTTTTCAATAGCTAAAGCAGTTGTTGAAACATTACTCGCTAACTTAAATACTCGTAAACAACACATTCATGTTATAACAGTAGTATGTTTAGAGGAAAATGCTGAATACGATATCACACTTGAAAGAAAATACTTTGCTGATACATTACAAGAAAATCTTAAGTACTATGTTGAAAATGAACAGTATGAAGATTGTACTCGAATTGTAAAAGCAATTAATTATTTAAAAGAAAAACAAAACACACCTAAAACCACACGAAAGAAAAATGGCAAAAGCAAAACAATCAGCGACTAGAACATTCATCGCTAAACCAAAGAAAAAAAGACCAGGCATACACAGCAAGAAAAAACAAAGTAAGAATAAGAATAGTAAAAACTATACTAAACCTTACAACAAGCAAGGAAAATAAATTAAATAAAAATAGTTATGAGTAAAAACAGTGCATTACAAAAATACGAGTGTTTAAAGTCGTATATTCAAGTTCTAGAAGGTAAACGTAAGAAAAAAGAAGTTACCAAACTACGAAACGAGAAGACATACACAACTAAGAACGCTTATAGAAGTGAGTATTAAAAATTATTTAGACGACATCCCCGACAAGGATTTGGTTATGTTAGCAGAACATGACTGGGATAGTTTAAAAGAATTTTGTTTATTGTTAACTTTAGATTTAGAGTTAATTGAACAGGACGATCCTCCCCTTAACCTTCCCAATTAATAAGTTTGGCCTTCGGGCCATTCTTTATTATATTTAAACAAATAAAGGTTATGGAAAGAAGTTATTATTTCAAAGACGGTAAACATTATGTGGTAGGTGGTATTATTCCTCCTGTACTATTTAATTTTGTAGATAAATTAGCAATTTGTCCATGGTGGGTTAATGTTCCATTAAATACTACATTTGATGATATTGTTTGGATTAAAGATGATGGTACTCAAACAAAACCAAAACCTAATAATATTGAAGTAAAATCATCAGATGGTTCAAGTAAGTATATTATTAGAAAAGTAGGTGATAAATATCATTGTTCATGTCCTGGTTATTATAGAGCTAAGGATAGAATTTGTAAACATATAAAACAATTAAAATAAAGGTTATGAAAAAACAAACAAACCCAGAAGATGTGTTGTTCACTATAGCAGCTGTTATGGGAGTAACAATAATAGTATTATTTGGAGTGACATCAATAGCAAAATTAATTATACATCTAATAAAATAAATTATGAAGAAAGTAGGGAAGATTACTAACACATGGAAGAAAGCATTGCAATTTATCAAATCAAAAAATGTTCCATCTGCAATTGAGCAATTAGATACATGTTTACTCATTCTAGCTAAGGCGACTGAAGAAGGAGAGACAATGATTGATAATTTGAAAGTTGATTTGTGGAAGATGAGAGTGTGGGTCAAGATTGAAGATTTAGGAGTGTTACCTGAATATGATGCTAAACTATGAAAAGAAAGAAAAGAGCATTTGATATAAATAAAGAACCTGAGTTCATTGTTTTGAATGACCAATGTCAAGCATTTATTGGATTCAAACAAGGTGAAGCAGTATTCTCAGATGATTTGGATTTAGCAAAACCACTCTATAATGATAATCAAGTGGCTACACTCAGAGTATACACTTATAGTAAACTAGAAAAAGAATATATATGAAATTATTATTAGGAATGTTAGTAGGAGTGTTAGCCCAAACATTAACTTTTCTTCAACTGCAAGGAAGATGGAAGTTTGAATGGATGAAGAACCATCAATGGGCTATGGTATTATTAGGTATTCCTATTTCAATATTATTCATGACCTCAGTTAGTTTAATGGTTGAACATTTTGATGGACAATTATGGCCATCTAGATTAATTGGTTTTGTTATAGGTACAATTATGTTTACAATTATGTCTGTGTCATTATTTGGAGAACCAATAACAATGAAGACAGCTATTTGTTTAGTATTAAGTTTAATTATATTAATGGTACAATTATTTTGGAAATAATATGGCTGAAAAAACAGGACAGACAGTTAAATTAATTTATGATTTCCCAACTCAACGAGCAACTGAAATACAATTAGAAGATGGTAGTTGGTTTAGAGTAACATGTAATCGTTTTAGAAGTTATAATGGACCTAGACGAATATGTTACTGGAATGAGGATGGTTCACCTAACCACCAGGACTATAATGGACCAGTTTATTTGTTTGAGACAAATATGGTTATGAAAAAGAAATGCCCTCAAGGTTATGTTTATGCTCATGATTATAAGAGTAAAGCGAGATTAAGAACAGGTGAAAGACATTGGTTAGAAGATCCTGAATTTAAGAAGAATTATAAAGAGTAATATATGTATATCCATATATTTACAAGGTGGAAAAAGTATTTAGACAACACACAAATAAAATAATCAAAATACTTAACTCCATAGAGAATGAGGGACAGTTAGAGTGTGCTAAAAATATAATAAGTAACTTTGTAGAATATTGGAAGTGGAAAAAAATGGATGTAAAAGAAATTAGAAATAATTTGGCTACATTTAATATGATTTATAAATTTAAAAGAAATAGTTTTTATGAGTAACGAAGAACGTATTGAAGAAATTTTTTATCAAGCACACGCAGCTGGAGATGTAGATAAATTACATCAATATATAAAAGAGTATAAAATATCCCACCCACATAAAACTCAAAATGAAATAATTGAATTAGCTCATTTCACAGTTAAGACAGATAGAATGTAAACAAATAAATAAAAATAAAATATGTTAGTAATTATCTTATCAGCTGCTTTAGTAGTAGCAACAACAGCAGCAGTAATGTTTGCTTCAAAAACACAGTTTCTTACAAATGAATTAGAAGCTGTTAATTCTGAAATTAGGCCACTTAAAGAGTCTTTAGAATTAAATAATGCACAACGTCAATTGCTTCGTAATGAGGTGACAGTATTGAAATCTCAAATCCGAGTAATGGAAAGTAAATCAATGCATGGTATTGTTGATGTTCCTAAAACTGAGGAAGTAAAGAAAAAGAAAAAATATTTCAAAAAGAAACCAGCCCCAAAAATGTCAGCTGAAAAGAAGTAAATTTTACTTAACGTTTCATGATTAAGGCTTGGCTTCCCAAGCCTTTTTTGTTATATTTATTATATAATAAAAAACACATGGAAAATAGTAATTTAAACGGTTTATCATTACGACATGTCGCTCAAATAGTGAGACGTAGAATGATACAGAAGGCAAAACCTTCAGGTAAAGTATATAATAGAAAAAAATATAAACATGGTAACCAGGAATGATGTACTTACTCTTAATGGTACACCTTATGTTGTAAGGCGTAGAGTTTGGGTTGGTAGATTTGTAGATAACTTAACAGGTCAAACTAGAAATGAACTTATTGAGTTATGGAAAGAGTATACTGAATCAGATCAAGTGTACCAAGAAGGAGAAGCATTATTCTTTTTACAAGAAATTAAAGAACCAGAATGGGAGGAAATAATATGAAAAAACTAATTTTATTCTTAATTGTAGCTGTTTTAGCTTCATGCTCAGCTCCTCAAAAAGGCTATAACTATAAAAGCCATAGTAATAGACAACAAACAATGTATAAACAAACTAAACGAGTTAACAAAGGTAAAAGTCAACTTAATCATCAATGTACACCTAAAAAACATAGATAATGACAAGTAGAAAAAATAGGTATTTTGATAGAGAAGATCAATTTAGAAGTATTATCTTAAGTGATGATATTGATAATGAGAGTGTTGGGGAAATGATTCAATTTATCTTAGATGTTAACGAATATGATGATGAGCAAGACTCAGTCTCTAAAGATTTTGAACGTAAACCAATTAAATTAATCATTAATAGTTTTGGTGGGGTAATTTATGATGGCTTCGCTTTAATAGGTGTAATTAAAGCCTCAACAACCCCCATTCATACTTACTGTTATGGTTACGCCATGTCAATGGGATTACCAATATTTGCGGCTGGGTGGAAACGAATTGCAAGTAAATATGCTACATTTATGTACCATGAAGCTTTAAATAGTTACCCTCAATTTGATAAATTATCTATTATTAAAGATGATTTAGATGAGTGTAATCGTATAATGAAACAATATGATGAAATTCTATTATTAAACTCAACTATATCTCAAAAACAATTAGACGATGTTAAAAAATCAAGACGTGACTGGTATTTCACAGCCGAAGAAGCATTTAAGTATGGGATGGTTGATGAGATTGAATAATTGGTGGAAACAATTTGTTAAAAAACATATTATTGATGTGTGTCCTAAAGAATTAGATGATTTATTCTAATGGAGTTAATTACAACTTACATTTGCAAGAAAGGTGATATAGGTGTCCATGATAATATGTTTGGTGGTACTATAATGTCTTTAATTGATGACGCTGCTGCTTCATATGTAGCTCAAATTTGTGATACACAACGAGTTGTTACCTTAAAAATTGATGAACTGATATTTAAGAAACCAGTTAAAGTAGGTAGTATACTTAAAATATATGGTGACATCATCAAGTTCGGTAATACCTCAGTTACAGTGGAAATAGATGTCCGTAAACATAATGTTTATACTGGCGCGCAAGAGACAGTTACTCACACTAAAATGACCTTTGTTCGCATTGATGATGAAGGTAAACCATTACCAATACACCAGTATGTAAAAGATAGATATTGGGAACGAAAGAAACAATACGGAAAGGGATTATTAAATTCTGACGAGAAAAAATAATTATATATTTATAATAAAATAAAATTATGGCATTTAATGTATACGAGTGGAGACGAAATCAATTATTACTTGAAAACGAAAATGGTTTTAACTATGGTACTTATTCTAAAGAAGAAGTAATAGCTAAAGTTGGGCCTGGGGGTCAAGTACGTTGGGGTAGTAAGTTAGTAACTGTAGATGAACTGCCTGATCAAGTTCAATTCACTAAAGTAATAAGTGGTATTCCAACATTTTTACCTGTTGGTAAACCTAAAGATATGGGTGACTCAAGTAAAACAATTGATTACCAAATGGGTTTAGATAAAAACCCAAAATTAGATGAAATGGGAGGTGATAAGAAAATGTATGGTATTGAAAAAAATAGCACACCATATGATTTTGGACCATACACTTATGAAGAAGCCAAAGCTAAAGCTGCTGAGTTATCAGCTAAAAACTTTAATAACATCTTCCAACCAAAACCACTTTCTAACATGGAAGATGATTTACCAGCTATAGACAGAATGGGTATGCCAGGTCGTAGTTCTAGAGGTATGTCTAGTGGAGACTTAGGTGATTATTAAAATCTAAAAAATAAATAAAAATAAATAGGCCTTCGGGCCTATTTTTATTATATTAAAGTATAAATAAAAAATAAGTTATGGCTGAATTTAGCAAACAATGGGTCGAAAAAAATGATCCGGAAATGGGTTGGGATTTTGATATTGAAGCAATCGCTTCAGAAATGCCTAACAGTACAATGACTAATTACTATCTATGTGAGGGCTTTGGAGCAGTCGCAATTGGTAAAGATGAAAATGGAGAGATTCATTTAGCAATAGCAAATGGTAATTTTAATGATGAGGGTGAGGTTGAAGCAGAATGGAAAACATTAGAGGAGGTGATCAATGGATAAAATGATGTCGTTATATGAGTTCTTAGGTAAGGCAGCTGGGACCGAATTAGGTAAAAAAGTATATCTCGCCTCATTAGAAGGTGGATGGAAACATGATACACGAAAAGTGTCTAATCCTAAATACACAGGAAATGTAATGTTGTATCCTGAACAGTTTTTAAAAGAGTATTTCAAACCTAAAGAAGATTTACCATTTTAAGTAAACCTTTCATGACAAATGTTTGGCCTTCGGGCCATTCCTTGTTATATTTAGATATAATAAAAAATAATAAAAGTTATGAGCAAATCAGTATCACTTTCAGGTAATCAAGAATTACAATTCGTTACAGACAGTTGGGAAAAAACAGTTACAGTTTACTTATTTGACACAATAAGTGATACACGAGTGACATTAACTGAGTTTTATAATGGTAGATGGAATTCAAAATCATCATCTCATTTAGATAAATTCTTTGAATTAATTAAAGTTAATCCTAAGATTAAAATTGCAATGAAGAAAGCATTTAGTGAGTTAAGAGCTGAAACACCAGTAAATACATTTTCAACTACATTGAAATGTTTTAAACGTCGTTTCATTATTAAAGTTAAGAAATTAGTAAAATGAAAACAATAGTAATAGGAGATATTCATGGACGCAATGTTTGGAAAGACATTGTGTTCCAAGAAGAAGCAGATCGAGTTATCTTTATAGGAGATTATTTTGATAGTTTTGATATTGAACCTGCTCAGCAGATGTTTAATTTTAAAGAAATAATTGAGTTTAAAGAGAAAGGTGAGTGTGAAGTAATTATGTTAGTGGGTAACCATGACTATCATTATTACCCAGGGGGTGAGACATATTCAGGATATAAAGCAGGTGCAGCTCCAGCTATTAGACAGTTGCTTCAAGAAAATAACCACCACCTACAAATGTGTTATCAACTTGATAATATCTTGTTTACACATGCTGGTATTGGTCATGATTGGTTAGTGTATCAAAATCATTATGAACCATTTACAGACCAAGGTACTGTAACTAACATAGCTGATTATGTGAATGCAATTTGGAAATACCAACCTAATCGTTTTATGTTTTATGGTATTGACCAGTATGGTAATACTAAAACACAAACACCAATTTGGATTCGCCCTCAAGCATTAATGGCTGGTAATAGAGATACATTCTTAAAAGAAGATTATATCCAAGTAGTAGGTCATACTCATGTTAAGAAGATTGATATTGAAGGTAAATCAACAGGTGGTAGATATTATTTTATTGACACACTTGATACCTCAAATAAGTTTTTAATTTATGAAGATAGAGAGTTTAAAGTAGGTGATTATCCAACTATATTATGAGATTAAGTGAAGTAACTATATATCCTAGAGTCTATAACGTTATTGAGACAATTGATAATAGATTTAGTAATGGGAGTGAAATCAAAGTATGCCATGTTAGTGACAACTCATTATTAGTGGCTGTAGGTTCAGGCCTAGCATTTATATTAGATAAAGAAGAAGCAAAACAAATAAAAGTAGAATCAAGATGAAAAAAGTATTATTAACATTATTAAGTATAGGTTTAATTAGTTGTGATTTAATTACACCACCACCAATTCTTATATCTCGTGTAGATACAGTCAAGGTAAGTCTACAACCGATTATTCCAACAGACACTACTAAGGCATGGCCTATTAAAGTTGTATCTGTAGAAAGAAATGTAGATAAAAGTATAGATATGAAATGGCAGGTAGTAACTGAGAATGGAGTTATGTATTATACTAATAAGAAGCCACAAATTGGTGATGTAGCTTTTTGTTTAGGAATGGATGAAGAAATTGTTGACTGTGATTGCAAGAAGTAAAATGTCGGTGATATTTATCACTAAACAATTTACTTATGTTATTAAAAAACGGATCGAAAGGAGAAGAAGTTAAACAACTTCAAACATTATTAGGTTTAGGAGCTGATGGAAGCTTTGGACCAATGACAGAAGCTAAAGTCAAAGAATGGCAAGCTAAAAACGGATTAACAGCAGATGGTATTGTAGGCCCTAGCACATGGGGTAAAATGTTTGGAGCAGCACCAGTAGCTGCACCTGTAGCTGCACCAGTAGCAATACCACCAAGTTCATTTAAATTAGATGCTTTAAAAGGACATATTCCTGATGCTGTAATTGCTCAAATCCCAGATACAGCAGCAAAATTCAATATTACAAACCCACTACGTTTAGCTCATTTCTTAGCACAATGTGGTCATGAATCAGGTGGATTCAAATTCATTAATGAGAATTTAAACTATTCAGCTGATGGTTTAAAGAAGATATTTGGAAAATATTTTCCTGGTGATTTAGCTAATTCTTATGCTCGTAACCCTGAAAAAATAGCATCTCGTGTTTATGGAGCTAGAATGGGTAATGGTGATGAATCAACAGGTGAAGGATTTAAATATCGTGGACGTGGTTACATCCAATTAACTGGAAAATCTAATTATACTAGCTTTGCTAAATTCATAGGTGAAGATACAGTTGCTAATCCTGATTTAGTAGCAACTAAATATCCATTAGCATCAGCAGCATTTTTCTTTGATTCAAATAAATTATGGTCAATATGTGATAAAGGAGCTGATGAAGCAACTGTCACTGCGGTTACTAAACGAGTTAACGGCGGTACAATTGGTTTACCAGATCGTATTAAGCATTTCAATGAGTACTATAATTTATTAAAATAAATGAAAAATCTACCTAAAGAAGAATTATTAAGTAGACTTGAAGCAATTAATAGAAGCAACGCTATTATATACTTTGACCTTAATGGGGTTATATTAGGAGTTAATGATATTTTTTTAGAAGTAATGGGTTATGGTAAAGGCAACCATGAAGATTTAGTTGGAAAACACCATAGTATTTTTGTATGTGATGATTATTCAAGATCACTTGAGTATGAAAAGTTTTGGGACATCTTAAGAAGTGGTAAATACTATCAAGGTGAGTTTGAGAGAAGAAAAAAGGATGGAAGTCTTATTAATCTTCAAGCAACTTACAATCCTATTTTTGATGAGAATAATAAGATTACTAAGATAATGAAGATTGCTACTGATATTAGTTTAATTGTTAACAGCAAGAAACAAATAGATGCAATTAACAGAAGTACAGCTCTTATCAGTTTCAACACTGACGGATTTATCATAGACGTCAATTCTATATTTTTAGAAACTATGGGGTATAAGCCCAATGAAAAATCTAAAGTTGTAGGAAAACATCATAGTATTTTTGTTAGCTATGAGTATTCCAAATCAGATGAATATGCTAAATTTTGGGAGAGTTTAAGAAAAGGTAAGTATTTTGACGGAGTATTTGAAAGAAAAAAAGTAGATGGCTCCACTGTCTATTTACAAGCATCTTATAATCCGGTATTGGACAGTAAAGGAAATATAACTGATGTAGTTAAGATTGCAACTGATGTTACTGATGCTGTGAACAATAAGAAGAGAATAGATGAACTTTCAAAGAACTTACAAATAGAGTTAGATAACTCTCAGAAACTTAAGAACGCAATTGAGATAGAAAAGGATGCTGCTTTGAATGATTTAGATGTGATGATGAAAAAAAGTCAAAGTGAATTAATAAAAACTATTGTTAAAGTTGCTTTAGCTGTCATAGTTGGAGTTGGAGTTGTAACAACAGCATTATATTGGATGGCTATTATAACAAATCAAGATACACAAATTATTGGTTCCACTTGGAGTAACATGTTTAGTGTATTATTAACAAACGCATTTTCAATAGTTGGTACAATTATGGGTATTAAGTATGCAACACAAGACGGAAAAAAATAATAAAGAAGAAATAAACGAGAAAGAGAAATAATGGAAATATTAATCCCTGTCCTAATTGCTTTAATTACATCTGTGCTTGGTCCTATATTAATGGAGTGGGCTAAAGCTAAATTCAAAAAGAAATCAGCTGACCCAATGCCTGATGCTATTAAGTATAATGAGCAAATTGAACATCAATTAGATATAATACTTGATGAGTTAGAATGTGATCAAATATTCATAGCTCAATTTCATAATGGAGGTCATTTTTATCCAACTGGTAAATCAATTCAAAAATTCTCTATATTCTATGAGGTATTAAACCCAAATATTGAATCAGTTAAAAACATTTATCAAAATATACCTGTATCATTATTCAATAAACCATTATCTGAATTATATGAACATGGAGAGGTAATAATTGAAGATGCTGAGGCAGCTAATTCATATTTACTTAACACAACAACAGGTGGTAAATGTAAATCAATTTATTTATTAGCGTTAACTGATTTAGATGGGCGTATCATAGGTGTTATGGGTATTCATTATATTGAAAAGAAACATAAAATAGTTAAAGACGAGTGGATTTTCATTCGTCAAAAAGTAGGTGCGATTGGTAATATTATTAGTAATTATCTACATAGTAAAAAATAAACACACCATTTCATGGATAAAGTTTGGCCTTCGGGCCATTCTTTGTTATATTTAGATCATGAAATTAAACACATTATTTAAACGCGCAGTAAACGGTAAAGTCAATGAGTGGACCGTTGAAATAGAAAACAATTGTTTTAGAACAATATCAGGTTATACTGATGGAGTTAAAACAACTTCTGAATGGACATGCTGTTCAGGTAAGAATACAGGTAAGAAAAACGCTACTACACCTGAACAACAAGCATTAGCTGAGGCTAAAGCAATGTGGACTAAAAAATTAGAGTTAGGTAGTTATGAGTCAATAGATGATATTGATACACCTAAGTTTTTTAATCCAATGTTAGCTCATAAATTTGAAGACCATAAAGATAAAATTGAATACCCAGTTTATAGTCAACCTAAATTAGATGGTATTAGATGTATTGTTAGAGCAGATGGTATGTGGAGTAGAAATGGTAAGAAAATTATCTCAGCACCTCATATTTTTGAATCATTAAAACCATTATTTGAATCTAATCCTGATTTGATATTTGATGGTGAGTTGTATGCTGATAAGTTTGCAAATGACTTTAACGCTATTTGTTCATTGGTTAAAAAAACTAAACCAACAAGTAATGATTTAGCTAAAAGTAAAGAATCAATCCAATATCATATTTATGATTTACCTAATCATGATGGTGTGTTTAGTGAGCGACATAGTGCTTTAAACAAAATATCTTTACCTAAGTGTTGTGTGTTGGTAAGAACAAGTATCGTTCATACAGCTGAGTGGGTTGATAAATGGTATATTGATTATGTTAGTGAGGGATATGAGGGGTTAATGGTGCGTTTAGATAAAAAATATGAATCGAAACGTTCTAAGTCATTACTTAAGTATAAGTCGTTTATAGACGAGGAATATACTATATTAGATATAGTTGAAGGTTTAGGTAACAAAACTGGAATGGTAGGTTCATTTATATTTAAGAGTAAGACAGGACATATATTTAATTCATCACCTAAATTTAATTGGGAGGAATGTAAGGCGATGTGGAACAATAAAAATGAATTAATCGGTAAATCAGCCACAGTTAAGTACTTTAACTTAACACCAGATGGTGTTCCAAGATTTCCATATGTAATTAAAATTGATAGAGAGAGTTACGAATGAAAAAGTGCTTTGACTGTAAACGAACATATCCATTATTTATGTTCACTAGAAACCCTAGACCATACCAACGACCTCAACACCAGGGTAAGAATTTAGTATGTAGACATTGTACATATAAACGTTGGAGTGAGAGTATGTTTGCTTGGGTAGTGGATGAGAATGGTAAATTTAAAAAAATTGAATTTAAATCAAAGTGGGAAATTATTAAAAGATTATTTTTATGATAGCATCAGCAATTATTTCATTTATACTAGCAGGTATAATAGCAGTATTAATGGTTAGTGGATTAGAATATATGGAAAAAAATCACCCTGATTATGATGGGAAGGATTTATTTGATGAAGAATAAACCATATTTATTAATATGGAAAAAGAAACTAAAATAAGTAGTTATGGCGAAACATTCTTAAGTAAACTTAAAGAACAGTCATTCACAATCATTATTTTGGTTGGTATAATGTATTATCAAAATACTCTATTCAATAAACAAATGGATGAGTATAGACAAATGATACAAGAAAAAGAAGAGTTAGTATTAAAACTAACTGATGAGGAACGTGCTCGATTAGTTAAACGTGAGGAATATTTGATCGGTCAACGTGACATGTTTATAGAAGATTTAAAAGAAAGAGCTAATAAAGAATAAATTGGAAAAGTAAATAAAGGTTATTATATTATAGTTATGAGCAAATTAAGTACACTTAAAGAACAACACCCTAATTTCAATATAGGGTTAATAGATGCACTCAGCATTCTATTTGAAAAACCTAAGTATGTTGAATTAGCATTCAACTTACATAAGCATAACTTCAATAAACAAATGAAAAATGATTGGTATGCGAAAAGAAGATACGCTACTGATCTTATTGATGCTGGGTTTAAAAAAGAGCATATAGATAAAATCTCAGACCAAACATTAGTATCAATTCATAACATATTAGATGATGTTAATGATGCTATTTTAGAAGATGTTAATAAATTTATTGAGTTAAATGAAAGAGGTTTAATTGAAAATAAAGATGTTACATCATATAAGAGTTTAGAAGAACTTCAAGGCGCATTATCAATTGCAGAGTTAAAACTTATGAGTAATGATTTAGAAAAATTTGTTATAAAACTCTATGATGAAAATGATTGGTTAATTATTAAACCATTAACATATGAGTCATCTTGTAAATATGGAGCTGGGACTAAATGGTGTACTGCCTCTACAAATGAAGAATATCAATACCACAACTATACAAGACGAGGTATTTTGATTTACGCTATGAATAGAAAAACTGGAGTTAAAGTAGCAGCGTTTAAAAACTTAGACTCAGACCACCAACGTGAAACATCATTTTGGAATGCAGTTGATGAGAGATTAGATTCATCAGAATGTAAATTACCATCTCATATCTTAGATATAATCATAACTGATTTTAGAAGTTGTGTTACATCAAATTATGATTTAGGTACTGATGAAATTAAAAAAATGAATGATGAGCGATTAAATGGTAAAGAAAAATCAAATTCATTAGTTTATAGTCTTAGAGAATTAGCTGATAGATATGATTTAACTATGGCTGACCAACCAGTAGAAGAAGCAGTACCATCAATAGAATATGAATTGACCAATGGAGGAGCAGGAGCATGAGAAAAAACGACATATTAGAAGCAATAGAAGCAGAACTATGTGGAATCATATATAGTGGTAATACATTAATACCACACCATATAATAGAAGTCATCAGTAAATATAAAGACGAAGAAGAGGAATTTGAGGAATGGGATTGGGAAGATATGGAACGCGCTGACCGATTCGAAACATGGAACGAAGCACCTTATGGTGACGATGACGATGAAGATTAAAAATAAGTTTGGCCTCCGGGCCTTTCTTTATTATATTTAATCATTATGAAAATAGAGTTAAAACAAGGTCAAAAATTATGGTTCACAAGTGATACTCACTATAACCACTCCAACATATGTAGAGCAACTACACGTTGGACTGATGCTGATAGTGTGACTCGTGATTTTGCTTCATTAGAGAAAATGAATGAGGAGTTGGTGTACTGGATAAATAGAAGAGTAGCTCAAGATGATATCTTAATCCATTTAGGTGATTGGTCATTTGGTGGCTTTGAGAATATTAAAGCATTTAGAGATAGAATTATATGTCAAAACATACATTTAATTTTAGGTAACCATGACCACCATATTGAACGGAATAAAGATAACATTTGTAGTATATTTTCATCTGTAAATCATTATGTTAAATTAGATTTACGACGTCCATCTCAAAAAGGTAAAGGACAAATAGATAGATTTAATTTTGTATTATGTCACTTTCCAATTGCGAGTTGGGATGGAATGAATGATGAAGTAATACATTTACATGGACACGTCCATTTACCTGAGCACCTTAGAGTAGCTGATGGTAAAGCAATGGATGTAGGAGTAGATGGGAATAGTTTGGAACCTATTGATTTAGATAGTATATTAAGAATAATGAGTAAGCAACCAATTGCTAAGTTATCGTTACCAAAAGATCATCATGAAAAAAGAATATAATATGGAAGATAGAATACAAATAAATGGGGTATGGTATACTCGAGAGGATAACCAATCAACACAAGAAATAAAACCATTAAAGAGAGAAGATGTAACTGGCTTTAAAGGATTTGTATATGAAACAGATAAATTCTGCTATGAAGCAACTATTATAGCAAAAAATGGTTTGTTTGAAGAAGGTGAATATTATGATAATATTGATATTAAGTTCACTGACAAACGTATTAAACCATGGGTAGAAGATCACTGGGATAGTATGGCTTGGTTTAAGGGAGTACTTGAAAATAACCCTGAATCAACTAAGGAATTATTAATTGGGGATCGCATGAATAGAGAAGATGTAGATGGGTTTAGATCATTTTTAGCATTTTTAAAACAACAAGGATGGCTGTAAGAACATATATTAGAGTAACATACGTAGCACTATCACACTACGGCAAACCAATAGCAACTGCCCATACAGAGAAGGATCTCAAAGATGGGATAGATGAATACTATGGAATAGGAACAGACAACAAAGCTAAGTATATTGAATGGGTAGGTAATAACAGCAAATACCCAGACGAACTTGAAGGACATCATATCTATGAAGTAGATGATTTCAATGGTGGATTAGAGTTTGAGCATGTAAAGGTGTATTGTGTAGAATTTTATCCGCATACAAAATATGAAGTGGATACTCAAAAAGAAGCACTCATTGAATTAACAAATATAAACTTAGAAGATGAAAACTAAAACAGTAGAACGTCTAATGAACGAGACACCAGAGCATGTCAAACAACAAGTTAGTGAGTATGCTGATAATTTGGTAACCGTTAAAGCCTCAACAACTCAAGAACCATCACTTCATGTTGTAACAGTACCTAATCATGTAGGTTATTATTGTTTAGGAGGTAATATTGGGTTTTGTATTGCGTTTGCAAAAAAGCCTAACTGGTTTCATCGTACAATGATGAAGGTGTGTTTGGGATGGGAATGGAAGGATAAGTCATGACACCACAAGAGAAAGCAGTTGAATTGTTTAATAAATTTGGACGTGATGCTATAAACCAAATAGATAGTATGTTAAAGAGTATGTCATTTCATTTTGGATTTATAGGTTATTCAACGCTTAAGTATTGGAATGAAGTAAAAGAGGAAATAAATAAATATGATACTAACACCACTACAACAAATTAAAGACAACTACTATAAAATGAGTGAAACCCAATTTCATTATTGGATGTCTCAAAACATAGAAACGTTGATGAAACAAGAACGTGATATAATAGTTAACGCTTACGATAGAGAACCAATAGACGGAATACAAAACTGGTTTATAAGAGATGGTGAGCGGTATTATGAATTACATATGGAGGGAAAGAGCGGAATTAGAGAATATAGTTCAGGGGAAACGAGTAGGGAGAACAAACGTACGACGGACGAAAATTATTCATTTGAAGACGGTGTGTAGGGGGGACAAGTTAGGGTGAACAGGTAGGAGTATAGGGTAGGGGAAACAAAATGTGATAACGTAGGAGGAACGAGTACGGGAGAAAGGGTAGGGGTATCAAGTAGGGTGAACGAGTAGGGGAATCAAGTGTGACAAACGGAGGAACAAGTGTGACTCACATATCCAAATATAAGTATATACAAGAACGGTATGTGACAAACGTAGGGAGAACGGGTTATATGAAATGGGGAGGGTATTAACCCACCTCGCCATCACAAGCCAAACTTTTTATCGAAAAAGGATATACAAAAATTCCCCACCCCGGGGCAAATAAATGGGGATCCCCCGCGGGGGAACGGGTAGGGGGAGCAAGTAGGGGGAACCTGTAGGGGAAACACGTAGGGGGATCAAGAGGGGGGAACAAGAAGGTTTGGCCCCCTGGGGGAGGGATGTTATATTTAGCTAAATAAATAAGCACATATGACACTACAAGAGCTAAAAAAAGAGGTTGCAAAGAAGATAATGTTGAAAAAGAATGCGTGGACGGAAACGTACGCCAAGGAAGGAGCGCCCACGGATTTTGAAAGACAGACCTACAAGGAGTACGCCGACATAATTGATAGAGAAATCAAGGAGATGATCCCTGAAAGTGAGTGGCTGACAATTGAGCTAACAGGGTGCGC